CGTCGGCAGCGTCAGATGTGTATAAGAGACAGAATTTCGATTTAATATGTGGAGAATTACGATGGAGAATAGGGAGTCTGAATCAGAACTAAATGAGTGCAAAAAGAAGTTGAATAAAGCACATCAAACGATAGAAGAATTGAAAATTAAGATGACGCAAGATAAAAAAAATCACAAATGGGAAATCAGGGAAATAAATAAAAGAATAGAACAGGCAACTGATAAAAACTTGGAATTATATGACAGAGAATCAAAAGCACTTATTTATGCAGATCAGTTGGAAAAAGATAAAAACATACTTGTTAAAGAAAAGAGAGAACATGAAAAGAAAATAGAAAAATTAGAGAGAGAAAATGAACAGTTGAAAGAAGAATTAGCAAAAATTACAGAAAGAAAAAACTTTAGCAACGATCCTGAATGGAGAGTACTTAAAGCAGCAGGGGAAAATAAGAAAACAAAATAATCCAATTAGAAAAAGACGCCTCAAGAGGTGTCTTTTTTGTATTCCTCAATTTTTAATAGATCAGATAAATATTCCAGTAAGCGTTTCTGACCGGTGCTGTTTAATTTGTGAAAATCGTTGATAAACTCGATATCTATGTTTTCTAATTCTACAGAGTGAGACAATAAATATTTTTTGTAATCTTCATATAGAGGAGAGTTAGAACTTTTCATAGCCTTAAGCATGGGACTGTCTGAATCCTCTAATAAGGAGTTTATATCTACCTGCAAGGCAGAGGATAATTTTATAAGCTGTTCTGTTTGAGGAGTTCGTTTGCCTAATTCATATTGTTGGAGCGTGATTGTGGCAATGCCGGACATTTCAGCTAATTGCTTTTGTGTGTAGTTTTTTTCTTTGCGCAGTTTTTTTATGTTATCTCCAATAGACATAAGCTGCACCTCCTTTGTTTAATTTGAGTATATCACATAAAATACAAAAAATATACAAATGAATGTTAAAAATGTTATTGACATATTCAAATGAAAATGATAATATACATTCAGTTGAATATGAAAGCGAGGTGAGATTATGAAACGTATGGTAATAGAAATCAAAGATGATGATTTTCATTACAAAATCAAAGAAAAGGCTTTTCATGAGCGGAAAAGCGTTAAAGACTATGTAATCGGTCTGATTGAAGCAGATTTAGTAAAGGAGGAAAAAAATGCAGGAAGTAGTAAAGGTGAATGATAAACAGATTGTTGCAGTAGAGTGGAATGGGGAGAGAGTTATCACGACGGCACAACTGGCGGAAGTCTATGGAACAGATGTCAATAATGTTCAAAATAATTTTGCTAATAATAAAGAGAGATTCAAGGAAGAAACACATTATTATTTGTTGACAGGAGAAGAACTGAAGAAGTTTAAGAACCTAGTCAATAATATTGACTTGGTTGCAAAGAAAACATCACAACTTTATCTTTGGAATAGAATAATAAGTCAAAGCGGGTATAAAAGAGGGAGCGCAGTGATGCGCTTCTTTTTTTGAAAAATATTTCAAAATAGTATTGACTTTCTTTGCACGTACATGTATTATTAAGGCATAAAGATTGCACGTGCAATCAAAAAGAGAGGAAGTGATTATGTGTCTCCATTAAAAAAAGGACAGAAACTTACTGATAATCCTAAAAATGTTAGGCTTGATTTGAGACTTACAAAAGCAGAAGCAGAGGATTTGCAATATTGTGCGGATAAGTTAAAAACAAGCAGAACGGATGTTATCAACATGGGGATTAGAAAAGTGAAAGAAGAAATCAACAAAAAATAAAGCGTTCCAACCCTAGACAAGTTAAACGCTTTATTCAACACAGCCACCAAAAGCGGTTGATACATGGATTATACCGCTTTTTGGAATGGTTGTCAAACAGCAAACGAAAGGAAGGTAAAATCTATGAGAAGCATTGAAGAAATTGTAAGAACGATACTTAATAGTGACGCGCTGATGGAGAAAGTGAATCATGTTGTGGAAATCGAGAGGATGAAGTATAACCGTGGTTGGAGTACCGAAACGGACATTGATAATTTTTCTCCGATTGGTTTTCGCAAAGTGGTAACATCAGCCATGAATTTGCTAGGACTGCCGAACGAATTCGATGAGGTTGATATTGCCAGCGAAATTCTTAAGGAAATTTTCAGAAATGAAATCATAAAAAAGGATGGAACTTATTTACCGAGCCAAATTGAGCAGTACAGATCGTTGCTTTCTCGGCTTGCAATCCGATGTGATAACGAAAAATTGTTGCGCGGCGTTGTAATATTTATGGCAGATTTGAATGATGAGGACGTAATAGATCACGACGGTATTTACCGCCTTGTAAAGAAAGGCGGTGCAAGATAATGAAAGAATTTTATATTGAAGCAATTACCAAAAATCTGAATTTACTCAGCGAACACTTTTTAAGATGTGTGTGGATTTTTACAAATAACCTTGCATCCGACAAGAAAGGCGGTGCGAGATGAAAGAACAGCTGATAACGGAAATCCAGAGCATACAGGACGAAAAATTTTTGCATTTCATTTTGAACACGATACTTTCATTCAAGAAGAAATGGGGGATTTGCTGATGAACGATATTCAGATTTTTAACAATCCTATTTTAGGGGATTTGAGAACGGTTATAGTAAACGGAAAAGAATACTTTTTTGGAGTAGATATAGCTTCGATGCTTATGTATAAAAGACCAAGAAAGGCGGTTTCGGATAATTGCAAGGGTGTCCTGGTCGAGGATAGCTTTAAAAATAATGGTGGATATGCAGAACCTCTTATTCCGGAAGGAGATATTTACCGATTGATTATTAAAGCTGGTCAACAGGGTAACAGTAAAGAAATAAAAGATAAAGCTGACAAATTGGAAAAATGGATATTTGATGAAGTTTTACCGAGCATCAGAAAGACTGGTACATACATGATGCCGCAAACCACGGACGGGAAGATTGCATTGCTTGCACAGGGGCACACGGAACTGAAAGCAGAGGTCGACGAAATCAAGGCGGATTTGGAAAGCCTTAAGATGGACTTGCCGATACTTCCGGTGGAAGCCGACCGCATTACGGAAGCTGTCAGAAAGAAAGGCGTTTCAATCATGGGCGGCAAACAGTCAAGCGCATACAGCAATCGTGGATTACGCCAAAAGGTTTACAACAACCTGTATGCCAATCTGAAATACAACTTTGGTGTTCGGTCTTACAAGAGCATCAAGCGCAACCAGTGTGATAAGGCAGTGCAAGTGATAAATGCCTATCAGACGCCGTATTTTTTGCAGGAACAGATTGACGATGCCAATATGCAGCAGAGGTTGGAATTTGATTGACAGATTTTGGCATATGGTATAGAATACAAAATAATTAAAAATCACGCAGGTAAGACCTAAAGAATTAGGATGTCCTGCAAGCCTATGAGGAATAGGTGCGGATTCGTGACCGCCAGAGATTGAAGAAATTCAGTCTTTGGCGGTCTTTTTATTTATTTCAAACTGCATAAGAAAAATAAAAAAATGAAATTTAAACCTGCCTGTCAAATGACAGTAGCGAAAGAAAGGTGGAAAAGAGTATGTATGAATTGGTGGAACTCAAAGGAAACGATGTTTTTACAAACAGCAAAGTGATTGCAGATGGAACAAATAACCAACATGAATCTGTTGTTGCTATTATCAGAAAATATGAGAAAGATATTTTAGACTTTGGCAATATTGATTTCTCCGATTTAAAATCGGGGAAAAGGGGGCAGCCTGAAAGAGTTTATTATTTGAATGAGGAACAAGCAACATTTGTTATAACTCTTTTGAGAAATTCAAAAATAGTTGTGAAGTTTAAGAAAGAGTTGGTTCGACAGTTTTATGCAATGCGCAGATTTATTCTTGAAAAGCAATCGAAACTATGGGGCGAAACAAGAATTGCTAATAAAGAAAATCGGCTGAAAGAAACTGATGTGATTAAACTTCTTGTAGACTATGCCAAAGAACAAGGAAGTACGCATTCAGATAAACTGTATGTGACATATACCAAGTTGGCAAAATCAGTAATTGGTGGAAATCGCGACAATATCACAGTTTCAGATCTCAATAATCTAACCCTTGTGGAAAGCATTATTTTGCAGACTATTAGAATTGATATGTCAATGGGTATGCACTACAAGGATATTTATAGGGATTGCAAAAATAGAATAGAACAATTTGCAGATATAACTTACCTGTCCGCTTAGCCCCGAAAATTTGGGGCTATTCCAGTATTTCGTCACGGGAAATTACAATCTTACTAAATATATAGCGTGCGACTCCTGTTAGGGTATGTTCCTAACGCACGTGAATTTAAAGGTTGAGCCTTGCGAAATGTAAGGCTCGGAAATTTAGGAGATAGAAAGTATGGCATATACAGCTCTTGCAACTAAAGTTAAGGAAAATAACATTGAAGTTTTTAATAATCCAGAACTTGGATTTTCAGCACGAACAATGTTAAATGAGGACGGAAGTATTTCTATCAATGCAGAGGATACAGCTAGAGGATTTGGCTGGACACAGGAAAAGAACGGAAAAACATATGTAAGATGGGAGACGATGAATGGATATTGTATAGAGTTTGGATTTTCCCAACTTGTTGGGAAAGACGATTATATCCCAGAACCGCTTTTTTATCGCCTTGGTATGAAAGCAAGCAACAAAACGGCGGACAAGTTCCAGAACTGGCTCGCAATGGAAGTCATTCCAAGCATCCGGAAATATGGTATGTATGCTACGGATAAGGTAATTGATAATATTTTAAGCAATCCAGACTTTGGTATTAAGATATTGACGGAGCTGAAAGAAGAAAGAATTGCTAGAATAGCAGCGGAAGAAGAAAAGGAAAAGTTACAACAGGAACTTGATTATAGCAAAGACTGGTATTCTATTAAGCGTGTTGCAGCAATGAACGGTGTGGACTGGAAAACATTTAATTGGCGAAAACTCAAAGAAAAGAGCATTGAACTTGGATATGGCGTGAAAAAGATTTTTGATGCAAATTATGGAGAGGTAAATACCTACCATAGGGATGTTTGGGAAGCAGCATACCCGGAGTATGAAATTTAGGAGAAATTTTATGAACAAATTAGAAATCAGGATTACATATGGGAACACGGAAGTAATTCACACACCGGAGAAAATTGTGATTAAATCGCCCAATATCGAAGTAATTACAAAATAGATCAAGAAAAAGAAGTGGCATCTATCAAATTGGTGGTAGGTGCTATTTTGTACAAATTTTACCGACTGTCATTTGAGACAGCCGCAAACCCAAACAGTTAGGTGGTGGAAATATGGCATATAGCGGATGGCTTTTAAAGATTGGCAATTACATAGTGCCGATGTCGTTTATGAAAGCAGAAACATACAGTCCATATGTCAACATGCAGGATTTGGACGATTATACAGATGCCAACGGTTATCTGCATAGAAATGCCGTGGAATTAAAGGCTTTAAAAGTGGAGTTTGAGACACGGGCAATGCTGACAAATAAGACTTTTAGTGAGGTTTTAAACAATATTCGAAGTCAGTTCACAAATGCGACAGGGAGAGCCTGCTATATCACAGCGTATATCCCGGAATATGACGATTATGTGACACAGTACGGCTATATGGCAGATTTTCAGCCTACGATATACGGAACATATGATGGAATAATTCGTTACAATTCAGTTCGGCTTGCTTTCATAGGGGGTGTGTATGGTGGTTAATTATAAATATGGCGACTTGTTCAAAAAAGATACGGTCGATAAGCAATTATCCATCGTATCTGATGACGGAAAAATCAATATCACAAATACAGAACTACACCAAGAAAAATTCGAATTGACAGAAAGTTTGTGTTCGGAACAGGAATTGACGTTTGGATCATGCGAAGCCGCCATGATTAAATTCACGGTGTCAAATACATTTTTGCCAATGAAGGGCAGATGGATGACAGTAAGGATGTCTCTTGGTGGACATACAGATGTTCCATTTCAGTTCGGGAGATATAAGGTTGATTCTGATACGCCTACGGCAGACAGGACGTGCCGTGATGTTGTCGCATATGATGCTCTTTATGACATTTTAAATGCAGATGTGGCAGCATGGTATAACACTGTCTTTCCATCCCATAAAGAGCAGCAGAAAGATAAAGATGGAAAAACTACGACTGTTACAGTTTATGATCCGGTCACAATGAAGCAATTCCGGGACAGCTTTTTTAAGTACTTCGGGATTGAGCAGGCTGACATTGCTCTCATTAATGACAATATGTCTATTGAGAAAACAGTTGCGGTCACGCCATCCAGTGAGACAAGTTCTGATACAGAGGAATCGAGCATCATAGGCGAATCTATGAGTGGCAAGGAAGTGTTGTCCTGTATTTGTGAGATCAATGGCTGTATGGGGCACATGGGGCGCGACGGGAAGTTTCATTATATTTATCTGGAACAGGAGATACAGGGATTATATCCGAGAAATGACCTTTATCCGGCAGATGATCTGTTTCCGCGCGATCCAAAGAGTACGCAGATAGGAAAAGGATTCTATGTTACTGCCACATATGAAGATTATCTTGTCAAAACCATTAATAAACTTCAGATCAGGGAGCAGAAGAATGATATTGGCGTGATCGTAGGCACCGGAGACAATGCCTATGTGATCGAGGATAATTTTCTTGTCTATGGTAAAGGAACGAAAGAATTAAAAAGCATTGCAAACAATGTTCTTTCAAAGATCAGGGGGATTGTTTATCGCCCGTTTACGGCAGACTGCAAAGGAAATCCGTGCCTTGAGGTCGGGGATGCAGTGCGGCTGCCGACCAGATATGAACTGATCGAGTCCTATATTCTGAAAAGAACTATGAAAGGCATACAGGCTTTACGTGATGATTTGGAAGCGGACGGGGAAGAGTACCGGACGAATGGAGCGAATGGTATACAGAAAAGTATTTTAAAGCTCAAAGGCAAGAGCAATGTGTTGGAGCGAACCATTGAAAAGACACAGAGCACGATAACTGATGTTGAGAAGGGATTGCAGTCACAGATCACGCAGACCGCAACCGAAATTCGCACAGAAGTTAAAAATACAACGGATGGTTTATCATCGAGAATCACGCAAAATGCGAGCAGTATTACAGCAGAAGTTAAAAGGGCACAGGGACAGGAAGTTGAACTTGCAGCAGCTATTAAAATTAATGAGGACAAGATTACAGCGGAAGTTACGAGAGCAAGCAAAGCAGAGGGCGATTTGTCCGGAAAGATAGAGGTAACTGCAACTAAGATACGGTCAGAAGTCAGTGCTTCGTTGAAGGCATGGAATATTGATGGCTATGATATTAATTATTATGGTTTTGGAAAACCCCAAGATACTTACCCTGCATCATCCAAATATAATGGACGCAGTTTTTTAGATCAGGATAGTGGAAAATTGTATGGCTGCGATCCGGATGGCGGAATTAACAGCGGTAAATATAAATGGACATTGATAACCACGCTTAAGCAGCTTTCATCCAATATGTCCAGTGCGATTACGCAGACATCAAAGGGGATCGAAAGCAAAGTTACAAGAGATAGTGTTGTTTCAGAAATCAACCAGTCAGCCGAGGGCATCAAAATTAAAGCAAAACTGCTTGAATTAAAAGGTTCTATGGAAATGACCGGGGGATATATGCATATTCAAGCGGAAGAGTCTGTAGAAAACCTTATTGAATTTAAACGCAGTGGAACACTTGTACAGATGGGAACGGATGGATTTCGAACAGTGGAAGGAACGCTTGAAAGTCCTGTTCATAAATGTACGGTTCAATATAATCAGGTTTCATTGCATAAAGGCGCAAACGATAATGACCACATGATGATCCATTTAGACGGAGATACCGGAGTAGGTGGATTCAGAGGTGGAGTAATTAATGGATCTGACAAAAGAATAAAAAACACAATTTTAGATTTAAGCAAAAAGCAATCATCTGAGTTTATTTATTCTTTAAGAGCAAAATCGTATCGTTATAATTTTGAAAAAGATGGGTTCCATCATGGATTTATTGCACAGGATGTTTTGAAAAAAGCGGAAAAAGGGTGGAATATTTGTCCAAAAACGTTTTCAGACAGCAATGGGAAAAAGTATTACGGACTGAAATATACGGAACTGATTGCTGATCTGGTTGCCACAGTGCAGTTGCAGCATGACGAGATAGAACAGTTAAAGGAAAAGGTGGAAAATCTATGATAAATGCAAAAATTCGGGAATTTGAAAACGACATTATAAATTATGCAAATTTGTGTGAGGATGTCCCAATCGAAGCTAAGTACCTAGTGTTTAAGGATATTCTGCAGCAGATTAAGGAAGAAGCAAACAGACATGTTATAGCCGAACGGGAGCAGATGAAGCTTGCAAAGGAAAGGGAGAGTGAGGACCATGAACAAAGCGCATAGTGCTATTAATTGGGAGAATTATCCGAGTGATGAAACACCGCTTAATGAAAGAAACCTCAATAAAATGGATGGCTCGATTGATATCATTGATGATCGTGTAATCACTCTTGATACCACGAAAGCCACAAAAGCAGAGGTAGCAACTCTTGTTGCGGATGTGACCTTTGAGGAATCGACCGGAATCATCACGATCACAAAAAAGAACGGTTCTAAGATTACGATTGATACACAGATGGAGAAAATCGCAATCAACTTCGTTTATAACCCGACCACACAGCAGATTATCCTGACTCTGATTGATGGCACGAAACAGTACATAGACCTGTCGGCACTGATTACACAGTATGAGTTCCTTGATTCTGATACGGTAGCTTTTTATATTGATAAGGATGGAAAAGTGTCTGCCATCGTCAAAGAGGGTAGCATCGAGGAAAAACACTTGGAGCCAAACTATCTTGCAAAAATTAAGGTGGAAGTAGCAAAGGCAGAGTCAAGCCAGCAGGCAGCGGCAATGTCTGAAATAAACGCCAAAGCAAGTGAGAATGCCGCAAAAGCCAGTGAAACAGCTGCAAAAAAATCAGAGGACAATGCCAAGGCGTCCGAGACAGCGGCAGCGAAGTCAGCTACGGCGGCAGCGGCATCCGAAAGCAACGCAAAAGTCAGTGAGACATCCGCCAGTGAATCATCCGCCACAGCCACGGAGAAAGCATCATCCGCCAGTCAGTCAGCTGATACAGCAGCCGAAAAAGCAGATATTGCAACTCAAAAGGCAACAGAGATCATCGGTAAAGCCGAATCTGCAGCAGATAGTGCAACCAAAGCACAGAGTTATGCTGTTGGTGGTACAGGAAGCAGAGAGGGCGAGGATTCTGACAATGCCAAGTATTACTATCAGCAGGCAAAAGACATATCAGAAGGACTTAAAGGTGGATTGCAACCACACGGAACAGTTGCATTTGCAGATCTTCCGGCACTTGCGGATGTTAGCACAGGGTGGATGTTTAATATTTCAGACGAATTTACGACCACCGCAGATTTTAAAGAGGGAGCCGGGAATACAGTTCCGGCCGGAGCGAACATCTATAAGACGTCAGATGGCAAGTGGGATGTGCTGGCGGGGACACCTGTAACTGGAATCAAAGGAGCGAAAGAAACATCTTACCGACGTGGAAATGTTAATCTTACGCCTGTGGACATTGGAGCGTATGCAATAGAAGCTATTGATGAAATGATGAAAAAAGTAAGTATTCCACTTTCACAGGAATTAGCAGTCGTTGGTACAGAAGACGATCAGCTCATAGTAGAGGAAAGTAGTGGTTGGCAAACAGTCAATTATTTGGAAGGAATAAGTGGTTCGCTAAAAACTATAGCGCAACAGCTTATGGCGTTAAACAGCGGTTTAACGAACCATATAAATAATGTAATGCAGGCTCAGACATCAAGTATTCACGGAACCCAGGTAGGCATTCCAAATAACACGCAGACATTAGTCAATCAATTAGAGGTTAAGGATGATGGACTATATCTTGTCCGTTCTCAATGTACATTTGCTGCCGCCAGTGTTGGTTATCGTGATGTATCAATAAAAGTAACTGACAAAAAAACAAATATGCTCGCAACTCGTGGAAACGCAAATACGATTGCTCTACCATCGCCAGTACAAACGTGTATACAATGTCAGACCATAAATGCACTTAGCTTACATAGTGGAGACAAAATTGGACTGTATGCAAATCAGAATAGTGGTGCTACCTTAAACGTAAGTGAATCTTATATTTCAATAACCCGTTTAAAATAACTATGAAAATGTGCCAATTTTGATATTATGCCATTTATCGTCACCCATGTTTGCACTTCTATAAGATGCTATGAGGTTGTTACTTGAATCTACAAATATTTGAAGCATTGTTTGGTTAACAGCACCATGAAACAATATCATTTGATTAGAACTATTTTGAATTTGGACTTTTTTCGTTAAATCGCTGTTTTACAAAAAAAATGAGGACAACTTGGCACAAAAGAAAACCTATGTAGAAATATAATAAAATCAAGAGCCTAAGAGCCGATTACACGACCATGTGTTGTGTAGCCGGCTCTTTTGAATAACAGTCCTACGGGCAGAAAGGAAAATTATGCACTTAAAATTCATCACAGATAACTGGCAGATGCATAATTTTCAACCAGTAATTATTTTTTTAACAAAATTTAAACTAATCAATCGACATTCTGCGACAATAAGAAATTTACCTGTCGAAACTTGCGACCGAAAGAAATTGAATGTTTGCGGGAAAATTTGTAAAATAAAATTGTCCGATAAGGGCACTTCAAGTTCTGGCTGAGGGGCGGGATAAGGCGTTTTCTTGTCCCTCAACTACAAACGAGTTTGTAATTTGTAGCAATTTGTCAAATGGGGTTGACGTTATCGAACATAAGTTCTATAATTTGTGTATCGCTATCGGAAGTGCGGAATGATTGGAGGAAATCAATATGGGGGAAAAAGAGTGCAATGAAGCCAAAGCGTTTTACAAACAAAAAATAACTGAAATGGTCGCGAATTGCGACAATGAAAAATGGTTAAGAATTATATATGTATTTGTTAAAAATTTATTAGAATAGAAAGAAAGCCAAGGGTTTGCGCATTGCCCTTGGCTTTTTCTTATTTGTTTTCTGAAATAGAATCAATAAAATCTTCTAGGTATTTCCAACCGGTATCATCAAGTTTTGATAATGCAGTTACAAGTCTTCTTTTAAAATCACTATTTTCTTTCTTTAGCACATCTGAAAGCAATCTTGTAATTTGTTCATCTTTAGTTTCCGGAACAAACATTTCACCGTTTCCAGTTAGGAACCATTCTTCATTTACGCTTTTACCATTCCAATTTTGTAAGCAAACAATTTTTGAAATTTTGTCGGTAACAGGTCTATCCCCTTTTTCTATTTGAGATAAATAAGTTTGCGCAACTTCAATTCTTTCTCCAAAATCTTTTTGGTTCATTCCTAATGATATTCTTAAAGATTTTAAGCGTTCGTTTACTGCACTCAAGTCTTCACCACCTTTCTGCAATAATATTATCACAAAAATATCACAAAAGCAATAATTTGTTATTGACTTTATATTTCTATTGCGTTATTATAATATTGCAAAAGAAATGGAAAAGAGGTGAGACGGTGAAAAAAATGACATTTCGGCAAAAGCGTGACTTACTCGATAAGTTTGAGCCATTCATTGTCGGTGGAATCCAACTCGTAAGCGCATTGGCTGGTGCCGCTGTCGGAATAGCTATCTGCTACTTTTTCTAAATGATATGTAGCAGTTGCTGTAATCAAAGCCACAATAAAAGGAATGAGGATATTTCTCAAAAATTCCAAGAAAAGATATTCTTTGTAGAATCTGCCTTTGGATGTAACTATGAAGCTAAAACTCGATCTATCCATAGATGTGTTTACTTTCGTTACATATCCTCTATCCTGTAAATCCAAAAACGCTTGGTATGCATCTTCTCCATCAAATTTACCTATATCGGAAAGTTTGATTGAAAAATTCGTTTTAGATATTTTCTTTAATATTATTCTTTCGATTTTTAGAAGCATGTTAATTCCTCCGTTTTTGAAAATATTATATCACAGAAAGGGATGATACAGTGAGTAAAATCAAGGCTCATGCAGTTGCATTTTTTAATAAGCATTTTGTGAAGTGGAAGTTTTTGCAGAGCATACTTATTATTCCATTTATTAAAGATGGGAAAATGTATTTGCATGTTTCACAAGTATGTGAAGATGGAACGAGAGTGGTAAAAAGAACGTTCCTCATTGAGCATATGGTTGATGATAACTTGGCGGTTACAAGCCAAACGCTCGCAGAGGAAAAGAGAGTGTTTAAAAATCCTACATTATTTTAATCCATGTAGTATATCCGCACTCTTTGCATTCTGGTAGCATTTCGCCTTGCTTTACAGTGACGATTCCAATTTTATTTTCGCCACCGCATTGCATACATACATATGTTCCTTTATCTGCAAACTCATATGTAGCAAATGTTTCAGAATAACCATTATCCATATTATCACCGCCTTTCCTTATTTAATAAGGAAATTATATCACAGGGAGAAAGGAAGTGAATACATGAGCGAACAGGAAAAGAAAGTTGTAGAAAAGTTGAAAGACGCGATTCCCAAAATGAACGATTTTCAGAAAGGATATGTTCTGGGAATGGTCGAGGGTTCAGCAAGCAAGGCAACCAGTGAAGAAACTGGGAACTCAAAAACGAAAGAATAAGAAGAACTGAATATTGAGATAGTTGAGAAATATGTCTAAATTTGCAGATTAAATGTGTTTGTAACACAGGAAATCAGTTGATACAATTAATATGCGACGGCGGCAGGAAATGAGTTACATTATTGCTTTATTTTCCGCATCATCTTTAGTATTTTATTTAATCTCTTTTGTACTTTTTTAAATCCTTTGTATAGGTCGATTGTCATGGATGTTATGGTTAGAATTATGAAGAAGTCGTAACCGGCAACACGCCATGCCAATAATGAGATAAGTATACTAACGATTTTCATGATAACAGTTCCTTTCATGATGGCCGCCGCCGTACATTAATTGTATCAACAAAGCAAAATAGAGACAACCAGTATTTTCCAACTATCAAAGCGGTAGTTGGATTTTTTTTATTGCAAAAATCCGGAAAGGAGAAGAATGAACGAATTAGTACATATTGGAACAAAAGAATTGCCGGTCATTGAGTGGAAAGGACAAAGAGTTATCACCACCGCACAGTTGGCTGATGTGTACGGAGCAACAGATGTGAAAATCAAACAGAACTATAGCAATAATGCAGAACGGTTTAAAGAGGGAGAGCATTATTATTTGCTAAAAGGATCTGACTTAAAGGCTTTTAAGAACATGGTAGAAAATTTCGACCTTGTTGGGAAAAATGCGAATCAGCTTTATCTTTGGACACGTCGAGGTGCAAGCCGTCATTGCAAAATGCTTGGGACTGATAAGGCATGGGAACAGTTTGATGCACTGGAAGAAAATTATTACAACCAGACACAAACAGTTTTTCCAACCGGCGAAGAACTTATGGCACTTGCAGTTATTGAAGCGCACAAGATGCTTGAGCAGAAAGACAAGCAGATACAGGAACTTGAAACCGAAGTTGTTGAAATGAATAACATCATTTTAGAAATGCAACCAAAAGTCAACTATGTGGATTTGATTTTGAACAGTAAATCAACAGTACTGGTAACACAGATCGCACAGGATTATGGAATATCTGCTAAAGCGTTTAATAAGATGCTGAAAGAGTTAGGAGTTCAGCGCAAAGTAGGAAAACAGTGGATTTTATACAGGCAATATCAAGGGCTTGGATATGTTCACAGTAAGACTATTGATATTACAAGGTCGAATGGGCGGTCTGATGTGGTTATGCAGACGGAATGGACGCAAAAAGGAAGATTGTTCCTGTATGAAGAGCTTAAAAAGAATGGGGTTTTACCGTTAATTGAGAGAAAGGATGATGAAGATGCTTAATTTTTACGTCATGGACGGCAAAAAGCTGATCGACTTTAAACCTAAGTGGATTAATTATGCACGAGCATTTGACAGAAAATGTAAAATGGCAGGTCTTTGGGAAAATATGACAATACAGGAGTCTAAAAGTGCTTATCCGGATGATTTCAAGAAGAATCTGTACTTGCTGATAAAACTAAAAGGGAAATCTGATTGCAAGTCGTTAAAGCGTGGAGAGTCGGACTTTGTGACAAAAGAATTTTATATTATTGAAGTGATATGTGCTATGGTGGGGACTTTGACACCAAGAGAATTTATGAATATGTTTCCTATCGAAAAGACATTCGATGGAGAAAAATACCAGTGGAAAGATTACTTCTATACAAGGAATTACATTGAGAAGTTCGGTATGGACAAACTGATAGGAGATAAAGCACCGGAATTTCTTATGGAATATCAGAACTTGGATATTACACATTTTATGGTTTATTGGATGGAAGTTGTAAGTCAGATGAATATTTTACAAGGTGGCAAAGATATCTTGCTTGAGTTCATGGAAGAACAGGGAGTAAAGCCACATACGATGCATTCCGACGGCAATTACATGATCGACGATGAAACAGGAGAAAAGTTTGAAATAAAAAGTCCTAAAAAGAAGATGAAAAAACTTTTTTCTATTACATGAGAGGATGCCTATGAAAAAAATAGCAAAGGTAATTGAATTAGCCGGTGCGTTACTCTTTTTTCTTGGAATCAGCGCAGATGCAACAGTAAATCCGATGGTAGCTATTCCTGTGTTAGGTGGATTATTACTGATCTACATAGGATGCAAAGTGGATGGAGACTGGCAGGAAGCAGAAGAAATAGTCGAGGATCATGTTTTTAAAGATGAAGAAACAGACGATGGAATTATTTATATATGCGACAGCAACGAAGATAAAGAGAAACTTCCTTATTATAAAGAAGTTATGAAAAAGAAAAGGAATCATCCGAACCGACCAAAGCTGAATGATTCCCAATCAAAGCAATAGCATAAGCTATTTGCGCCTATTTTAGCATAAGAAAAGGAGAAATTCAAATATGAGAGCAGAAAACAATAAAGTGGAACTTACAGGAACGATTATCACAGAGCCGGAATTTAACCATGAGGTGTTTGGAAAGGGATTTTATAATATGCACCTCAAAGTGGATAGATTAAGTGGGACGGCTGATATTATCCCATTAATTATTTCAGAGAGATTAATCAATCTGAATGATAAATACACGGGCACTGCCGTTAATGTTTCCGGTGTGTATAGTTCTTATAACAAACATGAGGAAAAGAGAAATCGTCTGTTATTATATGTATTCGTCTGTGAAATTGAAAAAGCGAATACGGGAGAGCATACAGATTTGAACAAAATCCAGCTTGACGGATATGTATGCAAAGAACCGATTTACAGGAAAACTCCGCTTGGAAGAGAAATTGCAGATTTATTAATCGCAGTCAACCGCTCCTATGGAAAAACAGATTATATTCCATGTGTTGTTTGGGGCAGAAATGCAAGATTTGTTGGTCAACTGGAAGTAGGAACCTATATCGAGATCAATGGACGCATTCAGAGCCGCGGATATATTAAGAAATATGAAGATGGAACAGAAGAACAGAGAACAGCATACGAGGTGTCTGTAAGCAAAATCAATGTATTAGAGGAGGAAAATTAAGATGGCAGAAAATACCGTTACAATTTCCGTTGAAGAATATGCAGATCTGGTTGCATGCAGGACGAAAGTTCATACAGCATGTGCCATTATTGCAAATGAACACCAAAGAGACATTGAGCTGATGGGGAAAAAAGGAACAACTATTAATTCAAAAATTATAGAGTCAGCTCTTGGATATGTTGACGATGAAGCATGCTTTGAAGAGGCACTTAAAAAATATAAAGAGTGGAAGGAGAAAGAAAATGAAACTGAAAATTAGATCGTTACATATGGAGAATTTCAAGGGAATTAAGATCCTTGATGTGAATTTCTCTAATAAGACAAGTATTAAAGGACAGAACGCCGCAGGAAAGACAACTATCTTTGATGCGTTTACATGGCTTCTGTTTAATAAGAACAGTGCCGGAGAGGAAAAATTCAATGTGAGACCATTGGATAAGGACGGACACCGCATTGATAACGTGGAAATCAAGGTTGTGGGAGTTATTGAAGTTGATGGCAAGGAAGTGGAACTTTCCAAGGTCCAGAAGCAGAATTGGGTAAAGAAGCGTGGAACCGACACCGTTACTTTACAAGGCAATGTCAATTCATTTGAGATTGACGGATATCCGAAGAGTGAAGCTGATTTCAAAGCCTATGTTTCAAATCTGGCACAGAGCGACGATATGTTTAAGATGCTGACCAATCCACAGTATTTTTCTTCTCTGAAATGGAAAGATCAGCGAGATATTCTGATGAAACTTACGACAGAGGTTTCAGATGTGGAGTTGGCAAAAGAAATGTTCGATGAAAATGCTTATGCTGAAAGTTTGATTGAAGAACTTGAGAAAGCACCGTCAACGGATGATATTCGTGCCAAGTTTTCCAAGGCTTTGAGCGAGTGGAAGAAGAAACAGGCTGAAATTCCGGTACGTATTGATGAAGCAGAAAAATCCAAGATTGATGTGGATGTGGCAGAACAGGAGCTTGCAAAGACTGATCTGACAAGAAGAATCGCTGAATGTGATAAGAAGATTGAGAATGCCGGTAGCGCATTGGGCGATTTAAGAAGTAAGGAAATGCAGTTACAGTTTGACATGTCTGGCATGGAACAGACGATGAATCGCGAGTTATCAAACAAAAGAAGCATCATGGATGCTGAATTGCGTGATTGTAAAAATGAGTTAGAACATTTTGCGGTTACGATTTCTTTGAAAGAGAAACAGATTTCTGATAACGAAAAAACTATCACTGATGCGGATGCAGAGCGGAAGAAACTGGGCGAGCAGTACAATGCCGAGAAAGCCAAGGCGTTTGATGAAACACCATATCTGTTTGATGAATCCAAGTGGGTATTTGACGAATCTACAACGATTTGTTCCTTATGTGGTCAGAAGTTACCGGCTGATAAGATTGAGCAGTTAAAGGCTGATTTTGAAGAAAGAAAGACAAAAGCCAAGGCAGATGCAAAGCGGAAACTAAATGATTCAAAAAGTGACTTTATTACCCAGAAAGAATCCAACTTGGAAGAAATCAAGGCATATGGGTTTGCGAAGAAAAATCTTATCGAGGAACTGACAAAGAAAAATGCTGATCTGCAAATGGAAATAGATTCCTTAAAGAAACAGGAGCAGGGGACTTTTACGAATAAAGAGGAACTTTGCAAACTGTTATCTGAGATACCAGAAGAAGCTGATTATTCGCAGAATGAAGAATATGTGAAGCTGAAAGCAGAGCATGACAAGATTCTTGCTGATATTGCAAAGCTTGAATCCGAGGGCGCATACAAGGTTGTTACTGATTTGAAAGCCGAGAAAACCAATCTGCAGGCACAGCTTGATGAAGTGAACAAGGTTATTGCGCAGGCGGCTAACAACATTATGATTGATGATCGTATCGAAACGCTTCGCGACGAGCAGAAAGAAATCGGGCAGAAAGTTGCCGACCAGGAGCAGATGCTTTACCTCTTGGAAGAGTTCATCCGCTTCAAGCTGAATAAGGTTTCTGAATCTATCAACAGCCATTTCAAGACCGTAAATTTCAAACTCTTTGAAATGCAGTTGAATGGTGGTATGAAAGATTGCTGTGAGTGCACCGTAAATGGAGTGCCGTATTCGACTTTGAATAGCGGTCACAGAATTGTAGCCGGACTTGATATTATCCGTTCTCTTAGCGAGTTATACGGTGTGAGCGTGCCGATTTTCGTAGATAACGCGGAATCGCTGAATGAGTTCAATGTGCCGGATATGGATACGCAGTTAATTCTTCTGACAGTTTCAGAGGACAAGCAGTTGAAAGTGGAAGCGGTGTGATATGGACTATCCAATAAACGAAAAGGCTCTTGAAGTCATTGAAAGGTACATGAGCCAAGGAAAACCAGCTATTATTGGCATTGAGGGTTCCTGCATGGGAACATTAAAGGATATGTGTGAAAAAGTGTTCCGAGAAAAATGTGTTATGCGTTTAGTTTATCTGAAAGGTGAGAAACCACGTTTTACTTCATGGGATAGGAAGTACGATACATATTTTCAAGGAGATACGTGGTACACATATTGCTGGCTTGGCAAGCGTGGTTTTGGTTACAAATATTTTCTGAAAGGAAAATGTGAAAGGTATTTTCAAGACCATGCGGAGCAGATAATAAAGCTATTTATTTCCGAGACATACAAAACTATAGAAAGTGCAGTATACGAAACGGATTGCTTCTTGGAATTATGGAACGCTTTTGATGGTTGGTTTGATGATAGGAGAAACAAATTCATGGAGAATATGAAAACAGACATTCAAGAAATTCGAGGGTTGTCAGCAAGAAAAACCCAACAATCACATGGTGGTGTGGCTAATCTGCTGAAAGTTTTGACAAAGACGATGGAAAAGCAAGGTTCTGATATTGCGAGCATTGCAAAAGTGCAGTATGCAATATGCGTACAGGCAGGAATTTACATTCCGGACGAGTTTATCAGAGATGTTGCGGTTACATTGGATATGCCAATTAACAATGCAGAAAGCGAGGGTGCCGAATGTCAAGAGTAGGAATCGGGAACAACGTCACACAGCCGGATGCACGGTGTATGTCATGCAAGCGTTGGAAGAGTGCAAGTAAGAGAGGATTCTTTGATTTTGTGGAATCCGGACATTGTTCTCTTCCGTATTGTGAGAGAGACGCAAGAAATAAAGGAAAGAGAGGTCGCGTACATGGATGATATTGAAAAATTGAAGGCTGAAAACTCGGATTTGCGAACAAAGGTAGATGAACTTATGAGTAATAAATATTGCCTTGAAGAAAAACTTAGAAAAGTCTCAGGAACAAACGAAAGACTTTTGCGTATTCTTGAAAATTTGTCAAATGGATATGTGAAAAAGGATGGTTAATGATGCATTATATCAAAGCAAAGTTTCCAAACAGCACCAGAAGTTATACATACCGCACCGAGGATTCCGTAAAAGCCGGTGACACGGTTGTAAATGCCAAAGGTGCAAAGCTGACGGTCACGGATGAAACCGTGGATATGAAGTGGGTGGAAACCTATGGTGCTGATAAGGTGGCGGTTGTGAAGAAGTATGAAGAAAGCGAGGGATGCTCATGAAGCTGATCAGCAATGCAAAGTTTGGAGAACCGGTGGAAAGTGGAACGATTTTCAGAATTATAGACCGCGGAATCGACATTTGCATACATAAAATTTGCGGTTGCGGAGATGCGTGGTATCTTAATTGCAACGAATTGGGAATTGATAACCTACGGCTTAAAAGCGAAAATCTTTTCCGTGGTATGGATGAAGCAAAGGAAATTCTTAAGCAGCAATTAGAACTGTTAAATGAGCGGTTCAATAATTTTTATGAAGATAACGATGTTAAGATTTTAAGATATTAAGAAAGTGAGGAATAGATATGATTAAATCAGATTTTGGAACAATAGAAGTAGACGGAAGAGAGCCGGTTATCATGGCTGAATTTGAAACTCTTTTGGTAGCATTAAGGAGAGTTCTTGGTGAGGAGAAATACAACCTTGTTTTGCAGAGAGCAAGTGAAAAGGAGCTGACTGAGAAAGGTGAAGAAGCATTAAGAAAAGGACAAAAAAGACGCGTGGCAGAAGCTCTTCAAGCTTTTTTAAGTGGAATGGAGGATAAATAATTATGGCAGAAAATACGGCAGTATCTACGCAGGGAAAGCAGGAAATGAATACAAGACTTTCATTTTACGCAAATCAGTATACCGGACTTATGGAGCGTGATTTTGCAGAACATGGTCTTGCCTTTGATGATTATTCCAAACAGTGCGTTATGGCATCTATGAGTGCTATTTACAACCTTGTTACATCGAATAAGGCGGCTATGGAAAATCTGAATGGTTCTAATTTGAGACAGGTTATCGGGCAGGTTTCCAGCCTTAAACTTAATGCAAATGCCGTGCCGAGAGAGTGCTATTTCCAGTTGAGAAATAAGCAGGATGCTAATGGAAATTGGTATAAAGAGGTTGAAATGGGTATTGAGGGAGACGGAAACGATGCACTTCTCCGTAATTTCGGTGTTGGTGTTAAAAAGGTTTATCCGGTATGGCTTGTGAAAGAAGGAGATGAATTTACATACCCGAAACATAAAGGTGTCGAGATTACTCCGCCAGAATGGGAAGAAAAAGGATTGTCGGAGAAAGTAATACGTGTCGTTTATCCGGTTGAGATGGACGGTGGAAAGATTGAATACATGATTGCGGAACGTGAAGGCGTGAAAGGAAATCTTTTGGCTCATGTACGCAACAATCTTTTGAATGAAACATTCGGCATCTGTGAGAATAAGCGCAAGGCGACCGATAAACAGAAAGCAGAAATTAAGTCTAAGAAAGATGAAATTATAAAGGCTCTTCTTGAATGCAAAACATTGGAAGATATGCTTGCTTGTGAAGTTGCAAGACCATATATGAGTGCCGCATGGCTTGATACATCGGAATCCATGATTGTTCGCAAGATGCGTAATAATGCAATCAAAAAGCATCCAAAAGACCTTAATGCTATTGCAAAACAGTCTCTTATGCAGATGGATGAAACTTATCAGCAGACGCAGGAAGAAATTGCCGAGAACGCCAATACAGAGGATTTTCCTGTTGAGCCGGAAGTTGCCGAAACTGTGGAAGAGCCAAAGATGGCAGATAAACCGGAAAAGGTAGAGACGGAAGTTGTTGAGAATGACAATGATTTGCCGGACTTCATGAAGTAGGAGGATAGAATGAACTTTCCAAAATCTGAATTGAGTAAGCAGGATGCATTGCACCTATGGATTACTTGCCGTTCGGAGTATGCCAAAGAGCAAATGTTCCTTACAAATTACGGAATTGTCTTTTTTGTTATGCAACGTTTAGGTATTCCAGCGTTTGATGAAGATATGTTTCAGATTGGTTCCATTGGACTTCTAAAGGCTATTGACACCTTTGATGCTTCAAAAGGATGTTTTTCTACATATGCTTTTCGACTTGTGAGAAATGAACTGCTTATGGAATTCCGGAAAAGTAAAAAATCAGTAAATGCAGCATTTTCATTAGATGATAATGTGGATATAGGAAATGGCGAAAGCGTTTCTTATGCTGAAATGATAGCAGATCGTAAGGATTATGAAGAAAATACAGTTAATTCCATGCTTGCTCAACAGATTTTTGAGGAATTGAGTCCGAGAGAACAACGTATTTTTATTATGTTTTTTGTGGAAGGGAAAACACAAAGCGAAATATCCAAAGCACTTGGAATTACACAATCCTATATTTCAAGGATTATTAAAGGAATAGGAAAAATAAAAAAGAAAGGAAGAAAAGCCAAATGAGAGTTATTAGCCAGGACGGCACGATTGATATGCCGTATGAACAGGTAATAATTACAAGACATGATAAAAGCATTTACTTAATGGAACATCTTACTGAGGACGTTGAAATTGCTAAATATTCCACGGAAGAAAAAGCAAAAGAAGCCATGGAAGAATTAAGAATGGCTTATATGTGCCATAATCTTGTAAAGATGGGGCAGACACCGCCAGATGGAATTGACGAAAAACTTACTATGGGTTTGAGTGGAGTATTTGAGTTTCCGGCGGATGAAGGATTGGAGTAGCATATGGAAGTTATATCATTTTTAGAATCCGTACAGAAAGGAATGGAAGATAACATTTACAACTTTTGCAGAGATGGGAAATGTAGCCAATGCGGTAACTGCTGTTCCAATCTTTTACCAATGAGCAGAAAGGAAGTAGATGCAATTCACAGATATATCCGTAAGAACCATATCAAAGAGTGTAGGCACCTGCTTCCTACTGTGAATCGACCATATGATATGACATGCCCTTTTCTTGATACAGACAAGAGTTGCGAGAAATGCAGAATCTATCCGGTTCGACCAGAAATTTGCAAGCAATTTATCTGGGACAATGAGCAGAGGGCAAAGCATAATCGGGCATTGTTGGGACAGACAAGACAGATTATTGATGTGAGGAGTGAGTTTTATCACAGAAATGGAAAATAGGCAGAAAGAAAAAATTACAAAAAGCCGAGAACGCGTCAAAAAGTTTGGAGAAGTTTATACGCCGGGCTGGATGGTACAAAAGATGTGCAATATGTTGGAAGATGAAAATGGTGGTGCAGAGTGTTGGAGAGGAACAGTGTTGGAGCCTGCGTGTGGTACTGGAAATTTCCTTGTGGAAATCTTGAAACGGAAACTGTCAATAGGAATGACTGAAACGGAAGCTGCAGAGACATTATTCGGCATTGATATTCTGGCAGACAACATAGAAGAGAGCATACAGAGACTTACGGATCTTGCACCGACAGCAGAAAGTATATTCAGAAAGAACATTGTTCAGGGCAACTTTTTAAAACCGGAAGGAATATGGTTTTTGGAGGATGCCGAATGAGAGAAAAAGCGGAAGACCCTTATGTATCTCTTGGTATATGCTCCAGATGTCACAAAGGCATATTGGGAACGCAGTACAAAATGTGCGCTGAGTGCCGGGAGAAGAAAGCGAAGGTAGAAGCTAAGAGACTTGCAAGGGAAACACCGGAACAGGCAGAAGCACGGAAAGAAAGAGTCCGTACCAGATATTACATGAATAAGTCCAGTGGAATATGCGTGAAGTGTGGAAAACGTAATGCAGTATGCGGAACTGTTTTATGCAACAGGTGTTTGGCAAAGAGGCGTTCGTGCGAGAAGTCCACAAGCCAAAGGGAGTACCGGGAGGATAAAGGATTGTGCATAATCTGTGGTAGACCGGCGGTATCTGGAAGAAAGCATTGTGAGGAACATTTAAAGATGCTACGGAAAACAGTTGCAAATGCGGCAAGCCATATAGACTACACGAAACATCCTTGGATAATCGATAATAAACACATATTTGAAAATTGAGGTGAAAGAGGTATGAAACTTAAAACATTAGGTTCTGGTTCATCCGGTAATTGCTACATGCTGGAGAATGACAAGGAAGCTTTGATAATCGAAGCCGGGTTGCCTTTTATGGAAGTCAAGAAAGCACTGGATTTCAATGTGATGAAAATTAAGGCTGTGATTACTACCCATTTCCATATTGACCATAGTCTTTATAGCTTACAATATGTGCAAGCTGGCATTCCTGTTTTTGAACCATGCAGACCGCCGATAAAATATTCTGAAATGCGTTTTAGAAAAGGAAATTTTGACATAAGGGCATTTGAAAACCGTGATAAATCTGGAAGATGGCTACATAACAACGGAGACGGTTCAGAGTGCCCGTGCGTTGGGTTTTACATTACGCATCCAGAGATGGGAAGCCTTGTGTATGCAACAGACACGGAATACGTCAGATGGAGATTTAATGGTGTTAATCACATCATGGTGGAAGCCAACTATGATATGCAGTTTGTGAACCGAGAAGAGCCAAATTACGAACACAGATTAAGAGGTCATATGAGCCTTGATACGGCACTTAAATTTATTTCTACTAACGATAACCCGGCATTGAGAAATGTCGTTCTAATTCACTTATCAGATAAAAGCGGAGATCCCGCACTATTCAAGCGAAAGACAGAAGAAACAGTTAAATATGGAGCAGATGTTTATATAGCGGAAAAAGGATTAGAGGTTGATATGAACCTTTGCCCGTTTTGATAGGTTGAAACACCAATGTGAAAGCATAAAAGAAACCAGTTTATGCGGTATCTGACTTTGGTATGGAATTTAATATATCACAAAACTAAATTGAAAGCCATGAGATACCTTTGGCGGTTGCCGAAAGTGACCGCCAGAAAGGAGAATACGTGTTAATAATTGAGGATAAAGGACAGAAAGAGGGTTTGCATATCCTTAAGAATAGATATTTTAAAAGCCACGATATGGAAGTCTTGCGTGCACCATTGCCGGTTGGAGATTACATAATTGCCACAGACAAGGTAGCGGATGTTATCCGTAGAAAATCAGCTAGAAAAATGGAACTTAAAAAGATGGATTTTCTTGGCACATATGATGTTTCCGTTGACACGAAAAAAGACATGCAGGAAATTGCAGGGAATATCTGTGGAAAAGCACATCCGAGATTCCGTGACGAGTGTATTTTGGCGCAGAACAACGGAATTAAGCTATATGTGCTTATTGAAAATACAGACAAGGTGTATTCCGTCAATGATGTATTTACATGGCATAATCCACGAGTGGACCGGTATAACAATATTGCATATATGCACACACTTGGAAAATTGCTGAATGTATCGCTACCGAAAACAAAGCCGACATCTGGCAAGGTATTGGCAAAAGCTATGCTGACAATGCAACTTAAGTATGGCGTTGAGTTCGTATTTTGTCGCCCGGAAGATGCTGGGGCAAAGGTTATTGAATTGCTTGGAGGTAGTGAAAATGGCGGAGAATAAGCGGTATTACTGGCTTAAACTGATGGATGATTTCTTTGATAGCAAACGAATCAAAAAACTCCGAAAGATGGCAGGCGGCGATACATACACGATCATATACCTTAAGATGCAGTTGTTGTCGTTGAAAAAAGGTGGCTATCTGGAATATTCCGGATTGGAAGATGAATTTTACAAAGAGATCGCCCTTGATATTGACGAGGACGAAATCAATGTTCAAGTAACGATTCAGTATCTTCTTTCCTGCGGATTGCTTGAAACATCAGATTCCATTGAGTACAAGTTGCCATTTGTGCAAGATAACCTAGGAAGTGAGACGGCAAGCACTCGTAGAAGTCGTAAATCTAGGGAAAATGCACAAAAAGCGTTGCAATGCAACAGTGGAGCAACGGAGTGCAACATTTTGCAACAAAATTGCAATGTAGAGATAGATATAGAGAAAGATATAGATACAGATATAGAGATAGAGAAAGAAAATACAAAAGAAAGCGTGCCTGCATCTGATTTGGACTTTGACGCGGAATGGGGATGGGAATACACGATCAATGCATATCCAAAGAAAACGTCGTTAACGTCTGCCAAGGTAGCATGGATGGACAAGCTTTTAGAAGTTATCGAACCGAACAGAAAAGCCGTTGCAAAGCTGATATATGAGGCTACAGTGGCATATGTTACCGACTATATAGAGAAGAATCCAGATGATACGAATTATCGTTATATTCCGAAATATGGTGATTGGCTGAAAGAGGATTGCGATTACTGGATTCGCCAAGTAGAGAAACGAAAGCGAGGTGAGAGCAGTTGACGGAAGCAGAAGTAGGGGTGATCGGTTGTGTGCTGATTGACAATGATTCCATGTTTAAGGTCTACAACAAATTGAAGCCGGAAATGTTCAGTACGGAATTTTACCAAGACGCATATGCTGAAATGCTTGCCATGTATGACCGTGGCGAAAACATCAATGTTGTTTCGTTATCCCAGGCACTTGAAAACCATAAATGGGAGCCGGAAATAATTGCAAGCGAATTGAAAGAATGCATATCTGTTACCCCAGTCTCAACGGCAATAAAAAGTTATGCGGATGCAGTTGTTAAAGATTGGCGAGCGAGAGAAACAAAAAAAATTTTTCAAGGAGTGAGCCTTAGACCGTGTGATATTGACAATTCTATAGCTGAAGTTCTCACGAAACTCGAAGAAATCCAAGAAAACAAAACCGTTCACTCAAAAACTATGAAGCAGATTGTTGCAGAAAATAAAGGGAATTATTTCAATGAGCATGTAGGCGAGGGATTGATAAAAACTGGATTTTATCGAACAGATGATTGCCTTGGCGGCTTGGAAGGCGGAGACGTTACTGTAATCGGTGCGAGACCGGGCGTTGGAAAGTCTGCAATCGTTACGCAAATGATCGGGCAGATGGCAGAAAATGGTTATAACATTGGCTACTATAACCTTGAAATGAACGAATCGCAGGTGTATGAGCGTTTCGTTTCTCGAATGTCTGAAATCGGTCTGACAAGGGTTCGCCGGGCAAAAACATTCCTTGGTGGAGAACAAGAAGCTTTTGAGAAAGCGAATGACAAACTTTCTGGGTACAATATCACGATTTCTACCGGAGCAAAATCCGTAAGTGAAATCCGGGCAGAATGCAGGCATCAAAGATATGATGTGATCGTGATTGACTACTTGCAGTTAATCAAGGCTGATCGAAGATTCGGTAACCGTGCATCCGAGGTCGGAGATATTTCAAAAGCTATCAAAGCATTGGCAATGGAACTGCACGTACCAATCATTTTATTGTCACAGCTTAATCGAGTATCGGAGCTAAAGGAAACGAAAGAACCGACAATGGCAGAATTGAGAGAATCCGGAGATATTGAGCAGGATGCATCAAACATTATCTTGTTATGGAATCTTGATGAGGATGGTCAATATAAGGGATGGAAAATTGAGAAGCAGAGACAGGGAACACATTTAAAAGAAGTTCTTCAATTTGACGGAGATCACATGAGGTTCATTGAGCGAACCGAAACCATTGAACAGATTCAAGCACGGATGCGACAGAAAGACGGTTTCCGAGAAGTATGTGGCAGCACACCATTTGATTAAAAGGTGAATGATTATGGCAAGTAAGAAATTTGAAAAAGGTTCCGAAGAATGGCAGTTTTTTAATGACTATTATAAATTCCGGCAGCAGTTTTATGAAGCTGATAACGAAGATGAGTGGTTCCAAGGAATGATGGAAGCAGGGGAAATGCTAATTAAAAAATATGCACGGACAAATATATCAAAATATGTTCAAAGTCTTGTATTTAGCCATTTTGAGGATGTAGAGAGGAGATGGAAGAGCAAATGAGTAATGCACTGGCAAGAAAGAAAAAGCGTATGCAGCCACTTGGATATTCCAAGAGTGAACTGATCGGAATACAGAGATACGCCAAGGCACAAAGCAATGCGGATTATCTGATAGAGGAATCCTATTATAACGTCCGTATGATGGCATATCAGGCACTGCATGATAAGTTCGGATTCGGACACAAAAGAATCATAAAGGTTGAGCAGACCATTGATGCATATGTGGAGAATGCAAAGGATGGAACGACAGGCGAGGAACTTGGTTTTTATCTGAAAGATAAATGCAAGATTGACGTGAGAGAGGAAACTAATAAGATTCCGTATCGTGAAAGTTTTTATCTGGTAGAGAGAAAGATTGCACCGAACTGCATGATACAGGCAAATAAGTTTTTACTGGCGCAGGTATTTAATTATTTTGCTATGTTGGGTGTCTGCCTTAAAACACAGTTTAAATTTTCGGGAAATCAGATCAGACAGGTTTATGAGAGAATCAGATATTTAATTAACTGCCTTGCTACCGGATATGAAACCATGACAGGGATCGCAAGTGTTTTGGAATGGGAATGTAAGTACATTGACAAGCGTTTTATCGGAAAGACGTATGAAATATAGGAGGAATGGTTGATGGACAAGTTAGCTGTGGAACTGCAGGATGGATATTTTGTGGAGATTGATTCTCTGAATTACACCCTGAGACAGAGATACACCGGACAGGATAAGGACGGCAACGAAAAAGAGAGTGTTCGAACAATCGGATATTTTGGAGACATGAAACAGTGCATTAAAGCTCTGTTAGAGCGTTATCCGAGGGAGTTATCAGAAAAAGCGCACATTTCCTTTAATGAATATTTAAAACTGTTAGATAAGGCTTATACAAGGTCAGAACAGCTTGTAAACAGTCTTGGAAAATGACGGAGGTATAAATTGCACAGAGAAAGCAAAGAGAGACGCAGAATCATAGCAGAGATGGAAAACCGTCAGACGAGAATACCTAAGCATCTAAACCCGGATGCATTGAGAGATTTTAATGAAGTACCGTATCAGTTGCGGTACAGGAAGGAGAAGAAAGATGCTGAATAAAGAGAAGTATGCCAAGGAGATCGCAGAAATTGCCTGTGATGGATATAAAGTAGCTATCGTTCATGGAAAACCGAAATCATGTGGAAAATGCATTGATTGTGATTTTTATGGTTGTAACGATTGTACAAAAAAATTAAGGGATTGGGCTGATAACGAATATGGCAAGCCGCCTGTTGATTGGAGTAAAGTTCCTGTTGACACACCGATTTATGTTAGATGCTGCAGCAGCGACGAATGGGAGAAAAAACATTTTGCTAAATTCGAGAACAATTATGTGTATGCGTGGAGCGATGGCAAAACATCATGGAGCACCACTAATGGATCTACAATAATATGGGAGCATGCCAAACTGGCAGAGAGTGAGGACCAGAATGGAAATGAGCAGAATTAAAAACCGGATAACTGAATCATTAACAGAAGCCTGTGGATATTCTCCACTAACAAAAGTGGTTTCGGAGGAAGAAATAAACAGGATTTTGGAGCAGGAAAGCGGATGGATTCCAGTAAGTGAGAGACTGCCGGAAGAATCTCTTAATAGTGTAATTGGATGGGATACATATCGAAACCGTTGTTGCTTTGTACAATATTTGGGAGGACGGTTTGTCCTCGGTTATGATATTGATGGTGTAAATGTCACAGCCTGGATGCCACTGCCGGAGTCGTACAGCACAGATGCAGAAAAGCCACATATTGAAAAGCCACAGACCAATGCAGACCGGATCCGGAGCATGACGGACGAGGAGTTGGCAGAGTTTTTGCCAATAGCTTCCAACTTTATCTGTCAGCCTACGGAAGAATGTATAAGAAATACCGTTATGAATCATTGCGGAGAGTGTGAAAGAACAGAAGAGTGCGCAATGAAGTGGCTTCGGGCAGAAAGTGAGGGATAGCATGGAGAGATTAACATATGTGGCAGAGAATGGAGAAGTTTTATTTCATCCAGCAGATTTACCGGATGATGAGGGAATTACCATTACCCAGCTTGCGAAAGATGGAAGATACAAAGCCCTGGAAGAGATTGCGGAAAGACTTGCAAATAGAGAGCAAGCCGAGGAGCAGGGATTACTTCTGCGGTTGCCGTGCAAGGTGGGAGATACCGTTTATGTAGATAGTGCGATTCTTCCAATAATTGACCATAAGATTCCCTCATATTTTCCGGCACGAATTGTTTCATTCCGCTTTGCAAAAAGAAACTGGATGAAGATTGCGGTTAAGGCAAAATGGTTGCATAAATGGATTGACAATGAAACAGGTCCGGAAAGTGCTTATATAGATAGTGAGAAAAAATTTACGATTTCATTGTCTGGTATTGGCAAAACAGTATTCCTCACAGAATCTGAAGCCGAAGCCAAGCTGAAAGAAATGGAGGGGGAAAGCGATGTATTGTGATGGAAGATGTCAGTATTTGAATGAACGTAAACATAAATGTGAGTTGACCGGAGAAAAATTGGCTTACATGAAACAGACCGGAAGTATTTCTTTCTCCGTGCATGAACACATAGGAGTTTGTAAAGGAAAAAAGGTGGAACGCGATGGAGAATAGATTTTTATCCCGTGGAAAGCGGATTGATAACGGTGAATGGATATTCTGAAATTTAATTCGAACAGATGATGGAGTTTACATTATCCAGAATTATGTACCACAGCATTTGATAAAGAACTATGAAGTAGACCAATCTACCGTCTGCCAGTGCACCGGACTTAATGATAAGAACGGCAAGCTGATTTGGGAGAATGACATTGCAAATTGCATGGATGCAGAATGCTGTGGCTACATTAGTTGGAATGAAAGCGAAGCAGGTTTTTACTTTGATGTATTGCTTGAAGATGGAAGATTTGAATAGGAACATATTTACGATTATCAGGATTGTATGGAGGTGATCGGCAATACAATTGACAATCCGGAACTGTTGGAGGTGTAGTTATGACGGAGAATGAAGCAATTGAAGAATTAAAATATGATTGTAACGAACTTGGAAAAGCGATTCCGTGTGATACATCATGGGGAAAATCATTTGAAAATGCTTATGCAATGGCAATCAATGCACTTGAAGAAATTGAACAGTACCGCACGATCGGAACAGTGGAAGAATGCCAGAAAGCGATGACTGTAAGAAGAGAGGTACAGGAGATCGTTGATCAACAGCTTATTGCTGGGGAAAACAGTTACGAAGAGATATATGCTTGCTTTTGGGAAATAGTAAAAGTAGTTCAGGCGAATTATTAGACAGGAGGGCAAACGATGAGACTGATTGATGCGGACGAATTGTATGAGGATTTAGCAAATAATTTAAGTTCCATCATGGGGGATGGATCAGACGGAGAAGCGATCGATACATACATTACCATAGGGGATATCATACATGATACTTTTAATGCGCAGCCGACCGCCTACGACCCGGACAAGGTTGTGGAGCAGTTGGAGAATGAAAAGAATCCGATCTACAGAGAGGTTGAGAGTATTATGGGTGACCGGCAAAGCATTAAAATCGACAAAGCAATCGAGATTGTGAAAGGCGGTGGAGTAGATGCGAAAACCGATTCCTAAATCTGTTAGAAAACAAGTATATGCAAAATACAACGGTCATTGCGCTTACTGTGGGTGTGAATTAGAGTACAAGGATATGCAAGTAGACCATGTTATTCCTTTAAACGGTTGGAGCGAACAGGGAACGGACACGGTGGATAATATGCTCCCTGCCTGCCGGAGTTGCAATCATTATAAAAGCCGTTCTACTCTTGAGGGATTCCGAAAGATGGTTGAAGCAATGCCAGATACCTTGATGCGGGATAGCGTAACTTATAAAAATGCGGTTCGCTTTGGTTTAGTAATTCCCAATAAGCAACCAATTACATTTTATTTTGAGAAAGTAGGTGGTGTAGATGGCAATTAAACCAATATTATTCAACACAGAAATGGTTCGGGCAATTCTGGACGGACGGAAGGCTTGCACAAGGCGAATTTGCAAAGATGCCAATGAGTGTACTGTGCCGGATATGGAATTTTACAATGCTGACAGGCGGACTTATGCAGTACATAACTTTGCTGATAAGGAGCATACGGAGCAGTTAAGCATAGCAGAAAGAACTTGTCCTATTTGTCCGGGCGATATCCTGTATGTCCGAGAAACATGGAAAAAGGCGCCGAACGGATACTATTACTACGAAGATTGGCAAAGAAATGATATTGCAGATATTACAAAATGGAAACCATCCATTCACATGCCAAAAGAAGCCGCACGCATCTGGCTTAAGGTTATGAATGTGAGAGTGGAGCGGTTGCAGGAGATAACCGATGAGCAAGCAAAACGTGAAGGCATACAGTATGATGAATGTCCAACAGGATTTACCTGGAAGCAAGAAACAGATATGCATAATTGCTACACAACTCAAATAGGAGCTATGCAAGCATTATGGAATTCCACCATCAAGAAATCAGACCTTGACCGTTACGGTTGGGATGCATCACCGTGGGTTTGGGTTATAGAATTTGAGCGGTGTGAGAAGCCGGAAACGAAAGTTAATTAAATGACAGAAAGGAAAAATAATCATGGAAGAATTAGCAAAAGTAATAAGTAAATTTGAAAGCATTGAGTGGTTGGTTGCAGAAATACGCGCAGGAGAAAACGTTGAGACGGTGGAGGAATTGACAGAATATCTGGAATCCGAATTGAGTTATGCCACTGAATAGCAGAATAAGGAGGAATAGAAAATGCCTAAAGCAGTATTGATTATGGATATGCCGGAATCGTGTGATATGTGCGATTTCGTAGATGATGAGCAACCGCCAAGATACGGAGAAAAAACAGTTTTCAAGCTGTGCGGAGCACGGAAAGCCACGGATGGAAACGGTATGTATGAACTATGAGCCGGATCAACAGATGAAACTTAATTTTTCGGAGGTGCTGCCATGATACAGACAGCAGAAGATAAAGTGAAAGAGTACCGCCAGTGCATCCGCAGAGAAATAGAACACTGGAAAGTTATCAATCAGAACGGGTGTAATGATCCGTTCTGGTCGGATGGCTGCAACATGAATCTGGTGCGAAATCACATTATTTATTATCAGTCAAAGATCCAAGAGGCCTGCACAGAAAATCAGTTGTCATTACCAGAGGAATGTTATTTATCCCTACCGCCGGAAGTGGACAATAATTATATGGCAAATTTTAAGCAGAAACCGCGGGTGGAGAGATTGCGTCAGATGGGAAGAATCACAACCGGACGTGTTTACCAGTACGACGAGAACCAGATGAGTTTATTTTAGAACCAGATAACAAAACCAAGAAGAGAGGAATGGTCATCTCATGAAAAATATAATAATGGATTTCGGTCTCTATTATGAAATTGCCAAAAAGAAAATCAAATTAAAACTATGGTCAGCCGAGTACTCAAAAGGATATTTATATTTTTTCCTGAACAATGTCGCAGATGTGACGGAAGAACAGTATAACGAGTACTCAAAGATGATCGATGAACTTTGAGAAAGAGAGGGGAAACAATGTGTAATTGCATGGATGAGGTATTGGAAAAAATGTGTGGGATGGAAAACATCGAACAGGTATTACCACCTATCGAGGTTATATCCGAAAGAGCGTACTTAGAATTTACAGTAAAAGAAAAAGGTAAGAAGAGAGAGCGGAAGCTGCCGGTATTACTGTCACGGTGCCCGTTCTGTGGCGAGCCGTATGATGAGAAAAAGAAATCTTGATGGAGGTAGATCATGAAAAGGAAACTTATAACAGCCATTATAACCGCAACACTCCTGATCGCCGGATGCAGTGACATGGCAAATGTTAGCGAGGAACAGGAAAACACAATGGTACTGGTGGAAAGTGGACAAGAATATCTTATTTATGCAGATAATGACACAGGAGTGATGTATTTATATATCACAATAAGTACGGGCGGCGGTCTTACCGTTATGCTCAATGCAGATGGTACACCGAAGATCTGGCAGGGAGAAGAATAAAATATTGGAGGATAGTGGCTTATGAAGTTTTCAAAACTGACTAAGCCAGAGCTTGAAACAATTATTGAAAACGCCAATTTCACGGAGCAGGAAGAAGAAATATTTTATCTTCTTGCCCGTGGACTTATTTCAAAAGAAATAGCCATGAGACTATGCATATCAACAAGAACAGTGGAAAGAAGAATTTTTGATATTAAACAGAAAGTAAAAAAGTTAGAAGGTGAGTTAAACGGGAAATCTTTCAAATAGTGAGTTGTTGAATATTGCCATCGAAAATGGTATTATCAACATAGACACCATTCAGAAAAAAATTGAAATGAACGAAAGGAAAAAATTTATTGAAAAACACACTTACAGCATTTGGCAAGGAAAAGATGGAAAGTTTTACACATATTTGCCAGATGAAGATAATAAGAGAGGAAAGAGACTTGTAAAGAGAACATCTGAAAAAGCAATTGAAGATGAAATAGTAAAGTTTTATAAAGCTAAGGAGGATGAACCTACAGTTATTAAGGTATATTCTAATTGGATTTCTGAAAAACTTGAATATGGTGAAATAACAAGACAGACAAAGGACAAGTACGAGACAAATTTTAAAAGATTTTTTGAAAATAAGTATTTGCCGATTGCAAATAGAAAAATCCGGTACATTGATGAAGAAATATTGGAATCATTCATAAAAACAGCTATTTCAAAACTGGAACTTACGCAAAAAGCTTATTCTGATATGCGGATATTGATTAACGGAATTTTCAAATATGCAAAGAAAAAACATTATACCAGCCTGAGCATAACCAGTTTTATGGGTGATTTGGAAATTTCGGAAAAGTCATTTAAAAAGAACCATAAGTCAGACTGCGAATTGGTATTTTCTAAGGATGAGGAACTTTTAATTGAACGATTTGTAATGGAAGATGAGCCTACATTGATAGAACTTGGCATTATTTTGGCATTTAAAACAGGATTGAGAGTTGGGGAAATATCTACCCTCTCATGGTCTGATGTCGGAGAAAATAAGATACATATATCAAAGACAGAAATAAGATATAGAGATGATAATGGCAAATATGTATTTGATGTTCAAAATTTTCCTAAAAGTGATGCCGGGTTTAGAGATGTTATAATTACCGCAGATACCAAAGAACTTATGAGAAAAATAAAAATGCTCAATCCATTTGGGCAATATATTTTTATGAAAAACGGTAAACGAATAAAAGGTCAGGCATTTACAAGGCGGCTATATGTGATATGTGATAGAATAGGAATTGGTGAACGTTCAATTCACAAGGCAAGAAAGACATATGCAACAAAGTTGATAGATGGAAATGTTCCAGAATCGGTAATAAAAACACAAATGGGGCATACAGATATCAGAACAACTCTCGATCATTACTATTTTAATAACAAGACAGAGAGTGAAATGCAGGAATATATTGCAAAAGCATTATCAATGTAAAAGGTAACACGAGGTAACACCTTTGGAGATAAAGAAATTCAGTATTTATGCGGGTTTGAGAGAATTGATACCGAGTTCGAATCTCCCTTCCGCTACTTTATTTTTATTTAAGAAAACCTTGTGAAGCCTTGATTTTACTGAAAGAAAGGAGTTTTTGAATGGTGTCTTTTCTAAAGGTCAAAATCAAAGGTAACACTAAAGGTAACACGAACGGATGTATGGACGCTTAATGCGTTCTTTTTTTTTGTATTTTTTGACGGCAAACTGTCGGAATCGTGACGGTTTTGCCGCCTTTTTTTATGCAAAAATATAATCAAAGGGAGGGATGGTGGTGTTTTCAGATGAAGTTCTTGAAAAAATTTTTGCCAGAAAAGAGTTACAGTCCTTGGACTTGTCAACGCAGTCGTCTATCATACACGCAATAGAAGATGTTTTAGAGGAGGTCAAACAGGATGAATATGAGCGGAGCATACCAGAATCCGATTTATAATCAGCAGATGCAGCAATACGGGCAGCAGTACGCATACAATCCGTATATGAATCAGCCACGCATTGATAATACACAAAATTATATGCAGGCACCGCAGCAAATTCAGCAGCAGATCCCGGTTCAAACTTTTGGCATAAATGGAAAAGTAGTTCAGGCGGTAGAAAACATCACTGCCAATGATGTGCCAATGGATGGCAGCGTTGCATTTTTCCCAAAACAGGATATGACAGAAATATACGCTAAAAGTTGGAACGCAGATGGCACAATTCGCACAATCGTTTTTAAGCCAGTTTCGCATGATACTGTTAGCAATTTATCGCATGATACTGAAAAATTGAAATTTGACCTATCAGACGAGTGCACAGGTGCATTTATGCAGAAGTTTGATGAACTTTTTGGGAAGATTGAACAGATAGAAAACCGATTAGATAAAATTCCAAGCAGTCAAAGAAAAACTTCACAGGTAAAAAAGGAGAGTGATCCAGAATGAATCCGGCACAATTATTGTTAAATCAAATGATGAATTCTCCGCAGGTTCAAAACAATCCTATGGCAAAAAATGCCATGCAAATGTATCAAAGCGGAGATACAGGTGGACTTAAGACAATGGCAGAGAACCTCTGTAAAGAAAGAGGAATTACGGTAGATGAAGCAAAACAGAAAGTTATGAGTATGTTTAATCATTAGTACATTTTGGGGTGCGCGCAAAATAACCGGTTATCCCATTTGTAAATAGATCAGATGGAGGTAAACAAAATGTTTAATGGAAATGCAATGCCTAGTCTTGCTGATATTGCAGCAGTGACAGGAAACGGAAGAAACAATGATGGTATGTGGGGCGGCGATGGCTGGTGGGCTATCATTATCTTCGCTATGATCTTTGGCTGGGGCGGCTTTGGCGGCAATGGCTGGGGAGGAAACGGAGGTATGGGAGCGACAGCATCTGCATACACCGACTCTGCAATTCAGCGTGGTTTTGACACGCAGGCTATCATCGGAAAGTTAGATGGTATCACAAATGGTCTCTGTGATGGATTTTACGCACAGAATACCGCCGTTATGAACGGTTTCCATGGTGTAGACAATGCAATCTGCAACCTTGGCTACCAGACACAGCAGGGATTTAATACCACAAACGTGACACTTATGCAGGCGCAGAATGCTTTACAGTCCCAGTTGGCTAATTGCTGCTGCGAGACCAGGGAAGCTATCCAGGGTGTGAACTACAATATGGCGCAGAACACTTGCGCATTACAGAACACCATGAACAGCAACACCAGAGACATTATCGACAGCCAGCAGGCAGGAACAAGGGCAATCCTTGATTACCTGTGTCAGGAAAAGATTTCTTCCTTACAGGCAGAAAATAATGACTTAAGAAGAGCCGCATCACAGGATCGCCAGTCTGCATTGCTCACTACTGCAATGTCAGCGCAGACACAGCAGATCATCAACGCTGTAAATCCGGCTGCAATCCCGGCATATGTTGTTCCAAATCCTAACGCTTATGCGTATGGCTGTGGATGCAACACAGGATGTAGCTGCTAAAAGTAGCTGCTACACAAAATTGAATAATTGAGTATCTTAATTGAGTTTAACTCGATTATGTCTGCTGTGCAGTATTGCTTATAAACACAAAGGGCAGACTATAATGTTTGCCCTTATTTTTGAAAGAGAGGTAAATAATTATGGCAGAATTTACAGGAATTGCAATTCAAACTGTTGCGCAGGGAGAAGATGTGGCATTTACAGAAACTCCGGCAAGCGCAACAAAATGTATTGTTCATAGACAGGGAAGCGGCATTGTTAAATTGAGAGGACTTACAAATCAGTGCCGGGCAAGATTTTTGGTATCTTATTCTGGAAACATTCAAATTCCTACCGGTGGAACAGTTGAAGCTATTTCACTGGCTATTGCAATTGACGGAGAACCGTTGCAGTCAACTCGAATGATTGTTACACCGGCGGCAGTTGAAAACTTCTTTAACGTTTCGGCGCAGGCATATGTGGACGTTCCTCGCGGTTGTTGTGTTACGGTAGCGGTACAGAATACGTCTACGCAGTCAATCGAAGTTCAGAACAGCAATTTAATTGCAGTCCGGGAAGCGTAAGGAGGGCGGTTTTATGGATATTAAGAGAATGCACGAAATGATCGAAAAACTGTCTGAAAGCGCAGAGTGTGAGTTTGCAAAAGGTATCGAATGTGTAGATACAGAAGAGATGGGAAAAGTCACGGACATGCTTAAAGACCTTGCGGAAGCCATGTATTACCGGACGCTTACAAAATCAATGGACGAATCAGACCCAGAGCAGGTTCTTGATATGTTTGAGCGTTACGGAGACGGCAGACGGTATTATGACCGTTACCGGTATGCAGACGGAAGATTTGCGCCAAAGGGAAGAGGAACGCGGAGAGGATATGACGAACCTCCGTACTGGCACATGACACCAGAAATGTACCGGGAAATGGAACAAGACCGTGATATGGATCGTCACTCTGGCAGAATGTATTACACAGAACCTAAAATGGCATCAGATGGTGGAATGCGTGATCGCAGAGAGGGCAAAAGCGGAATGAGCCGCAGAAGCTACATGGAAAGCAAAGAGCTTCACAAAGGCAATACGCCAGAAGACAAGGATGCAAAGATGCATGACCTTGAAAGATACATGAAAGAGCTTTCGGAGGATATGGCGGAGCTTATCTCTGACATGACACCGGAAGAGCGCACGATGACAAAGAGCAAGCTGTCAACGCTTGTTTCCAAAATGTAATGGCAGGGGCAGAAATGCCCCTGTTTGTTTGGAGGGAAAATGTTTTTTATAAATGGTATTGAATGGAAAATAGAATTTGTTCACGGCGCAAGTCATAAATTAATGCGCTCTGATGGCTCTATTAGCCTTGCTGTGACTGATTGGAATGATAGGATAATATATGTTTCGGATAAACCAGAAAATGGCTATTTGCGCAAAATACTGGCTCATGAACTTTGTCATTGTTTTTGCTTTTCCTATAACATTCATATGCCGATTGAGCAGGAAGAGTATCTTGCGGACTGGATCAGCCTGTACGGTACTGATTTGATCTATCTTTTGGATGATCTGATGTCAAACATTGATTGGAGGGCAGCATAGTGGACAAAATAGATGAATTGCTGCGGTATATTCACAGAACAAACCCGGAAATGACAAGGGAAAATCTGATAAATGAACTAAGCAGAAGTGATTACGCCGCACGTTCTTTGCTTTTCACAAAAGAAGTTGTTTGTCAAGAAGAAAAATAGTAAAATGTTTTTGGGGGTGATAGTATTGTACAATGGATGTCATACATCTTTTGATGTTATGAAAGAATATATGATCTATGGAGCGGAGCTTGATGAAAAATATCAGATCCCGATTGTCCCGGCATGTAGTTTGGATTATCTGCCAGAGGATTCCATAGATTTTGGAGAGAGCTTTTCACAAAAGATAAAAGGGCATAGAAAATTGAATGTGAATTTCTATATTGACGATTCAAAGTTTCAAAGACTGTGGAATAACCCGGATAAATACCTGGAACACTTGAAGTGTTTCCACTCGGTCTGTATGCCGGATTTTAGTATTGCTACAGGCGATTGTGGTATGCCGTTTGCTTTGAATCTATATAACGTGTACCGGAACCATGCGCTTGCACATTATATGCTGCTGAACGGGATCCGTGTTATACCGTCCGTAGGCATCCCGGACAAAGACAATTATGATCTTTGTTTTGCCGGGTACAGTAAGGGCGGTGTGATTGCTGTATGCACAAATGGAAGAGTGCGGGCAAAGGCGGCACGGATAGAGTTTTGCGAGGGATTCAAAGTTATGATCGACATGTTGCAGCCACATACAGTGTTGATCGTCGGGAAGATACCGGATGAATTGAACACAGATGTAAAGATTGTAAATTACAAATCGCGAAATCAGAAAGTAAATGAGGAATTTTCGAATGGGAACAAGAACAACAAAATCACAGAAAAAACAGAAACAGACCGAGAGCCAGAGAAAGAGAAGAGAGCGAATTAGTCAAATTTCACAAGTTGTGAAATGACGCATAATAATTTACTGTGCATATTGTCTTTTCACAGTTGAAATCTCATTTTTCAACTTTTGAATTTTTTCTTCTTGGAAAATGGCTCGATTTTGAGATCAGAAATCAGAATTTTCACACCCCGGCGGTCTGCCGGTGATGTCTCCAGACGCGCCCCGGATGCTTCCCGGTGATTTACCGGATGCATCATGGCTGTGTATCTGGGGGAGTGTCAACGCGGCAAGATACACAGCGTTTACAGGCTTGCAACGTCGTAAAAACGATTTACAGACGTTTCGTGTTGTAAATATATAAAAGCACTGCATTGCCTTGCGCAAGCCTTAAAATGGCTTATACGTGTTCACTTAAGCGCATTATATGACCGGGCGTGTATCTTGTCAAGCTGCAATATATCCGGACACTGGAAAAAGCCGGGACGATCCCGGCTTAAAACGCTATATTCTCTGCATAATCACTAATCGCGATTGCAAGCTCTTTTTCATCTTCAAAAACAATACAAACCCGGATTCCCTGATTTGTCACGTTTCGGATTTCTATTTTGTTGATAAAAAATGCAGCTCTGTTTTCATAAATGTTTAAAAACGGCAGGTTCTCGTTTTTAATTCTATCACGCGCTTCATCACATGATTTTTCTAATTCCTTGATCTGGTTTTTCAAATTTTCTAATTGTGTCATTTATAAATCCTCCTTAAAATAAAATCCCTTTTGGATAAAAACTGCCGCCGGTAGTGATCCGGCGTGCATCCTCTGCGGCGGTTTCGACTTAGTTGTAAAGCATTTCTTGCATGATCTGGTGGCGTTCTGCTTCGGATTTCTTCCGGTGCATTTCTCTAAAATCCTTTTCAGCTTTCGCCTGCGCTTCCTTCTTTGTATATCCTCTACCTCTCCAAAGGTCATATAATTGTTCTAACGTCCAATCCTTCATGTTTTCCCTTTCTAGTCTGCCTCATCAGAGCCGGGAGACCATCCCGCGGCTGACGCTCCAGATCGGAGCGTTTCGGCTAAAAGTCAATGCTTGTATATACTTCTAATATCTCGCGCCATTTGTTTTCCTTATCGCAACTAAGATTAAGATCTTTAATGTGGAAGATTGCATATTCTCCATATTTTTCCCTTAAATCTTGCAACTGATTGTACACTGTTTCAAACTCTTCTAAATCATCCACATGGAGGATATATCGCTTAATTTCTTGGTTGCGGATGATGTAATTATCCTCTGCCTGTACTGGAGAACTGAAAAGAGCTTCAACTTTAACTTTGCTCTTCCTGTCGTCCTGTCCTTTTCTGTCGGTTATGTAAACAACTGCCCATTTCATAAACTTTGCATAATCTTTCATGTTCGTTCCTCTCTTTCGTGCTTCATTTGATGTAATTATAATATCACTTTATGTAGTGATAGTCAACATGTTTTATCACTTTTTATGGTAATATTTTTGTTGACTTTGGGAACTATATATTATATAGTAAATTTATAAAACACATCAGAAAGGAATGATATAAGGTGCTTAAATATAAATTTAATGTGGGTGATGCGTTAGAACGTGCTGGGTTTAATATGTACAAAGCAAAAACAACCGGACTTTTAAGCCAAGAAACACTTAAAAAGATAAAAAACGAGGATACAAATATAAGTGCTAAATCATTAAATAGCCTATGCTTAATCCTTGATATGCAGCCCAAAGACATATTTATATATGAGGAGACAGCGGAAGACCTGGAACAGAAAAATAAAATTTAAAAACTTTTAAAATATCACTTGCAAAAGTGATAAACATATGATATTATAATATTGTCGAAAGGCAATAGGCGAAAGCCGGAAAGGAGAAAAATGAGCGAAGATATGAGTGTATTTAAAAGTTACTTAAGAAGACTTTTGCAGGATCTGAAAGATTTAAAGGAAGTTTTAAAATCTAAGGATTATGAAAAAGCTGAAAAGATGGTCGATCAGCTGATCGATGATACTCAAAAAGGAATTGAAGACAATTAAAAGAAAAGGCTGGAGAAAATCCAGCCCGACACACAAAAACCATACCAAGTGAAATGTGTGCTATTTGAATATAGCACATCCAGAGAAGAAAGAAAAGAGGAAAAAGCTATGTTCAGGGATTTCGCTTTTAAATTTTTTATCTATGCATTTTTATAAATAATCCAGTTATCAGCATTCCATCTGCGGTTACCCTTCGTTCCTGGTCAATACGCGCAAAATTCCCCCTGCTTTTTCCCTATATATTTTTTCTGGTGATTTTCTATCCGCCTTTTTCACATAAAATCTGTTTCACTTTTTCTGTTAGCAGATCATCGCAAAAAATCCGGTTTATGCTCTTTCGGCTTATACCACTTCCTGCAAAGTTCCGGCTTCTTCGGTACAAATATAACTCTCTTACATTAAAACCTATGATTATCAGATTAAATATGGTTTCAACCGCATCTCGACAGTAACAGTGCTTTGCGTGATAATACGTTTTCAATTGATGGAAACCATTCTCCTCAATGTCCCACCTGCGGTGCATCATTTCCCATAAGACCCGGTAGTCTGCCGCTTCCAGAGTCGTTACAAGCCACATGAAACGCTCTGTTTCTTTTCCATTTTCTTCCCACTGCTCATGATACCGCACCACACGCAGTTTATATGGACACCCTTCCATCTTAAAACCAGAAAGATCCCATACTTCAATCTTCTTTTTCCCTTTCCAGAAAGATGCCTTTTTTCCCTCATCCTGTTTGAACAGACGCTCTGCATCCTGAAAAATCATTCTTCTTTCGTCTTTCAGGCGTATCACCCCTTCCAGACCATTTTCCTTCAGAGTGTTGATAAATGGAGCATTCAGATATAACGCATCCGCCACAATCACATCCGCAAAATGTCCATGCCGTTTCTTCAGCTGCTCAATCAACCTTTTTCCGCCTGTCAGTTCTCCTTCGTCTTTCCCAGAACCATCCCTTGGTTTTAACATTTCCTGCCCCAGAATTACGTGTGGCGATTTACCTATAATCATGCACACCACACTCCGGTAAAAGTATTCGGTTTCCCCTGTGTGTTTTTTTCGGCTCAGACAGTTCGGACAGGATTTTTTTGTACTGCTGAATAATTCCACACCATCGAGACCTGCCACAACATATCCGCCTATCGTTCCTTCCCGGAATACCCGGTTACGTTTTATGATATCAATCATTTCTTCATGTATGCTGCGTATTTCATCCGGGTTTATTCTGGAGAGAAGGTCGCGGACTGCATCAACTTTTGGAATCCTTCCACTGATACAGTTTTTCAGTCTTTTCGACATGCTTTCCGGGGTTGAAAAAATGGTATGGAAACTTTCATACTGCAGCATCAGAAAAAGCAGTACCGGCATGACAATGTTAAACAATGGAATAGATTTTCTTTTTCTTTCGTCCGTTAAACACTTGATTTTTTGCGGGATTTTATATACACTCTTCATATAAGTTAGCAGTTTCTTCAATGCTAATTTTTCATTCAGGACACCTTCTTTCGTATGTTTTGTTCCATAACATAATTATACAATAAAAGGTGTCCTTTTTGAGTGATTATACAGAAAAAAACAGTAATTTAATACCCCAAATTGATATCCCCTGCTTTGCCTGGAATTCACAGGCAGAACAGGGGTTTTTATTTTTTAAAGCGAAATCTCTGAGCTATGTTAAAGATTTTAAAAGAGTTAGGACAGATGGAAGGACATTTTGCAGTAGAAATTTTCAAGGTTGAAGAGTTAGGAATGATCGCAGTAGATCACGACACAAGCAACGGCGAGACGATGGAAGCATGGAAATGTGACAGTACAGGCGCGGCGCTGGATGAAGATACACCGAGTTTTAGAGTTAAAGAAATTAACGATCCTGTATCTTACGATGAGGACGGAGAACCGGATCAGTGGGAGCTGGTAGGGTTTGAAATTGAATAATTGAAATGAGTATTGATAATTTGACAGCTTGAAATATAGCTGTCTTTTTTTGTTTAAAACGTAGAAAATCTTTGTTAAATTTTCACAAAATTTCAAGAGTGATAATTTTATTACAGGCAAGAAAAAATGATAGAATAGTATTAGTTTTGTTGCAATGCAACACCTCTGCAACAAATTGCAACATTTTTGCAACGTAGAGTAAGACACTAGAGTTAGAGAAAGAGTATATTCTCTCTTGTAATATTAAAAATATATATTATAAATAAGGCAGTATATTTATATAAATAATATATATAATATGCAGGCTTAAAATTTAATTTTAAAATATACCTTGACAAGAAAATGATAGAATGATATTGTTTTATTAAATTAAAAAGCATTCGGGCAACGGGCGGCGGCAGCCGTCGAGGTCCCGAAAGAAACGGACTTCATGCAGCCGGTACAATCAGATCATGATGATCTGATTGTATCAGTTGCATTTTTTATTTTAAGTATTCCAGTACTGGAGAGAGGAGATATATAACATGTCAGCAGTTGAAATGCAGGAAGTAAATAATACAGTTGATGTTTTTAAAGATGACATTGACATGTATATAAATCTCTGGATGGAAGAGAGAAGCATTGAGGACATGTGCAAAGTATCGCAGAACAGATGGTATAACTGTTGTAAATATGTCTATGAGAATGTATTTAAAGTTAATCCAAAGTACCTGAAGGATGATAATAATATTAATAATGCCTATGATACAGATAAGGTTAACGAGGTATTAGATATATATATAGACCTGTGTAATGACTACGAGAAAGTAGTGAATATTGTTGGGTTTACATTCTTTACCGGAATACATAGAGATACGTTAAATGGATGGGTTAATGGCGTGCAGCTAGGCTCTTCAGGTTCCGACATTTGCAAAAAACTTGACGAAATGCGTGAGGAAAGTTTGGTAGGTTTACAAGTTTCCGGCAAAGGAAATCCAATGAACTACATGCCATCACTCAACAAGTATTGCGGTTTCAATATGCCGGGCGTTAGAGATCAGGGATCCAGAGCAAGAGCGCTGACAGCCGAAGAACTGCCACATCTTGGGGCTAATAATTGTATAGGATTGCCGAACAACTCCGACAATTCTGGTTGAAAAAAGCGAGAAAAACGCAATAGACAATTCAAACAATTTAAAACCCAGTGTTTAATGGTCTTAAGGCGCATTAAATCGTTGATACATTACGCAAAACAAGGGTTTTGCGAATAGTTGTAAAATACGAATGGAATTGAACGAACAATTCAAACAATTTGTCAATGTTCAAAGCATGATTCTGCATGGAGGGGGAGGGGGTTTGATAGGTTGAGAAAATCAGCACTACTAAGTCCTTTAAATATCCTCAAAAACAAAAAGAGATTGGATGGAAAAGTATGAGAGTAGTATCACAAAGCAAAGACGTTTCGCTTGATTTTGACCGAGCGGTATTCACAGCAAATCATGGAATGATAACTGCTATGGTTGATGGAAAAACGTTTACCATTGGGACGTATGCAAATTTAGGTAGAGAAAAAGAAGTATTCTCTGATATGCACAAGGCATTTTCGGCTTTTCAAGTTATTAGCACAAACATGGATAAACAACAGGTGGCCGAAATGTTTGCAGTATCTGAAAACATATCGATCAGATGCGTTGAGATGAATGATCCTTGTATGGGAATAACTGTATTTGATAACATGGTCTATTACATGCCGGAAAAGTAGTGTTAATATAGCGCTATCGCCAAGCGGTAAGGCACTGGATTTTGATTCCAGTATTCGCAGGTTCGAATCCTGCTAAAGAAACTTGTGAGAGGAAAACAACCATGGTAATTATTAAAACGATTATATCGACGCTGGATGTTATTTTTATGCTGATACTATTTGTATCTGGCAGAGAATCCAAAGACAAAGAAACAGCAATTGCATTATGGGTACTTGTGATGTTGCTGTTGCTGAACATGTTTCTGATGTGGAGGTAACAGAATGTTTTATAGTCCAATATTTGGTATTTGCTTTCAGCTGCCTATCATTTGTGCAGAGGAAAGAATACATATAACAAAATCAAAGGAACCGGACAGCACCGGAGATTTACTCAATCTGGATAGCGACGCAGAGCACCAGAGTGAGAAATCGGAGCATCCAGTATAGCTAAACAAAATTTTAAATTACTGGCAACTTGTAAGAGTTGCTTACAAGATAAAAATCCTACATTGAGGCATTTTAATATGCCGTAGCGGAACGTAGCTCAGTTGGCAGAGCACTCGGCTTATATCCGAGCGGTCGCAGGTCCGATTCCTGCCGTTCCGATGGAGGAATGGGTTTAACGATCCATTCCGTAAATTCTCCTTCTTGGTGTTTTTCATGACACATCCTTTCGCCACTAGGACGATTCTGTTAATGGCGGTGCGAGACCGTCCGGTGGTATTTGCCGCGAAGCGCGGCTGTGTAAGCCTGTATGGTTAAGTGGGAATCCTACTTGTTATTTCGTTGAAGAGCGATCCATGCAGCAGCCTATTGGTAGTTCGGGCATCTATCCCACGGTGCCTGAGCTGTCAAAAAGTGAGTTTCTGGTGAAAGGCTGTAAACCAGATAGTGCAACGCATGGCACGAAAAACATTATTGCTAACCGTCTTGTGGCGGTTTCGGAACGTATCTTAATTGGTAAAAGTGGCGTGTACACGGAAAACAACAATGAGAGCCGGATTGAAGGTTCGAATCCTTCCGTTCCGATGGTGCCGAGCTGATTTGATACTGTATGCGTAGCGCGGCCGCGTACAGAGATATGGAGTGAGGTGTCCGCGCATTTTGGGGAAGCGGCAACGATTGGCGGTGTTGCGGCTGACTGTAAATCAGTTCCCAAGTGGTAAACACTGGAGGTTCAATTCCTCTCTTCCCCATTTCACTCAACTCCCTAAAAACACTGTTTGGCAGGTGCGTGGTAGACAGTTGTAATGGATGGGTTGTTTAAGAAATCGCACCATCAAGATGCAGTGTTCCCACAATGGTATTGGAACGGCTTGCTAAGCCGCCGGGCGTTTATTCGCCTTGTAGGTTCGGGTCCTACACACTGCGCTAACTTACGACAGGGGTGAACCTTGCCGTAAGCGGTAGAAAGTCCGTGTGAAATTGTACAAAGTGGTGGCAAAAGCAATTTTGAATATAGCAGTTCTACCACACTGCTATATTTGCCGTATGTCCGGGTGGTGAGGGGGCGGTCTTGAAAACCGTTGGCTGTAAAAGGCTTGCAGGTTCAAATCATGTGTGCGGCGTTTGCTTGAAAAAAATCGAGCGTTGATGTGTGACGGAAAATAAACCGGAAATAATAGAGGTAACAACTTTGGAAGATTGTGAACATAGGTTTATTAGGAAGTAATTGAAATGTGTGATTTTTGCAATGGGAAAGAATCATATAAAACTGCATATGGAGAATTTAAAATCAAAAAATTGGGCTATATAAATGTTATTCAATGCCATATCGATAAATGTCCACAGTATGCTAAATGTTGTAGCAATGGAATGAACGTAGCGATAGCAATGGAAATTGAATTTTGCCCTATGTGTGGCAGAAAGTTGGTGGAAGAATGACATGCTATGAATGTGCTTATTTTGGAATTGAATGGAATGAATTTTTGAAAAAAACGATAGAATTTTGTAACCATCCAGAAAAGTATATTCCTCCAGTAGGATTTGCTTATAAAGAACACGATTGCGAATTTTTCAAAAACAAATCTGGGATATCAAAATGGGACTCTTATTCAGAAAAAGAAAAAGAACAGGCATTGAGGTATTTTCGTGAAAACTATCACAAAAATCCTATTGAAGGTTTAACATGCGAGGGGGCTGAAATGAGTTTCATTGAATATCTAAAAAATGTTGATGCAAACTCATAAGGAAGAGAAGGAGTGTATGAAGCATGATTGTCAATATCAATAACAGCACATACGAGATGAACAGCAAACAGTACAAAGCAGTTCTTGATACGGCGAGCAACGCTGTTACCTGCGGCATATACGCTGTGGAAAAGAACAAGGTAGCAATCATGCTTCGAGAGGAATATAAAAGCAAGGAAGAGCTGAAACAGGCAGTTGGTAATTATACGGCGAAAGGGTTCAAGGTGCATTGGAATGAAAAAAGCAAAAAAAATTGAAATAGATTGCACAGATGGATTGAAAATAGTAATTGATGGGGAAAAAATGGATTTGTCTGGGGTTAAATCAATGCAAATTGACCTTGAAATTGAACACAAAACGATTTGCATTGATAGGCGAGAAGTGATGATATTAGAAAATTAAAAATTATACCGGCTAACAAACGGAGTTAGTCGCTGACCAACAAAATTTATTGGCAGAGGTCTTAAAGCACTTCTGCTTTTTTGCGGAGGTGCTTTTCTTTTGGCAAGTTCAAGCCTAATTTCCACAGTAAATGGATATGAAAATTACATACAGGCACATGGCGTTGATGAAGAGGTTATGGATGCCATGGCAGAAGCGGCAAGGGTAGCTATTCTTACAGAAAAAGACATTGAGTATGGATTGAAAGTTTCTTCCAGGGCAAAGCAACTGGCAGAACAGTTTATTTTTCAATCCACTGGCGGTACACCGTGGGATTTAGAGAAATATTCATTCCAAAACAAGGTATCTTATGAAATTCTGGACAAATACTACGGAATTTTGCTTTTAGAAGCGCAAAACAAAGTTGTGGATAGTGCTTTCCAGTATTTGGAGAAGAAGAGAGAGCCTAAAGAGCGGTTTTACATGCCAAGAAGAAAGCAATTCTTAAAAATCGGACTCATAGATGCGCTGCAAGGCATGATTGATGATAGATATGACATCCTGTGCGTATCACTTGTCCCGGGTGCAGGAAAAACAACGGTTGAAAAAATGTTTCACGCTCTTGTTGCCGGATGGTTTCCGAGAGATTTCAGCCTCTTTTATTCACACAGCGGTGATATTACCAGAATGTACTATGACGGTGTGTACGATATCGTTACAAATACGGAAGAATATACATGGAATGAAATTTTTCCAGATCTTTCCGTGACGAGCACAAACGCAAAGATGGAGCAATTTAATGTCGGGAAGTACAAATCGTTTCCATCCGTACAATGTACGTCTGTTGGTAGTAAGAATGCAGGTAAAGTAAGGGCTTCTAAGTTTTTACTGGTTGATGATATGATCGGCGGCATTGAAGAAGCAATGAATCCCATTATCCTTGATAAATTGTGGGATAAATACGCTGTAGATGCCAGACAGAGAAAGATACAGGACACGGACGGTAAGAACTGCAAGGAAATACATATTGCCACAAGATGGAGCGTACACGACGTCATAGGGCGCATACAAAATATGTACGAGGGTAATCCGAGAGTAAAGGTTATTGCGGTACCGGATGTAGACCCAGTTACAGGAGAAAGCAACTTTGAATATGAGTTCTCCGGTTTTACAAAAGAATTTTTTGAAGACCAGCAATTATTGATGGACGACATATCATATAGATGCCTTTACAAACAGGAACCGATTGAGCGTGAGGGATTGCTGTTTCCGGAAGATAAAATACGTCGGTATCTTAATTTGCCGCATGGAGAGCCGGAGATTGTAACCGGTCAGTGCGATACAAAGGGAAAGGGAACAGACTATTTTGTTCTGCCTGTATTGCAAAAATACGGAGAAGATTACTACTGCGTGGATTGTGTTTGCGATAACACGGCAGATTATGAGGTTCAGTATGAAAATGCAGCAAATGTTTTGACAAACAACAAAGTTCAGGAATGTGAATTTGAGAGAAATGCCGGAGGGGACCGCGTCGCAATGGAAGTAAACAAGCGAGTGGAAGCCAAAGGATGGATATGCAATATCACAGATACACCGACGGAGACAAATAAGGAAGCAAGGATTTTTCAGTGCTCAAACTGGATATTGCAGCACGTTATATTTAAAGACCCATCATCATATAAGCCGAATGAGCCATACGGAGTAATGATGTCTCTTCTTAAGAGATATTCAGTATCCGGTAAAAAGCAGTTGGATGATGTGCCAGATGTATTTTCAAACTTTGCGCTTAGAGTGACAAATGGAAGGAATGTAGCAAAAGTAGAAGCAGCAGTGAATCCGTTTAGGAGGTATTGATATGACGACAAAGGACTATTTGAACCAGATAAGCAGGCTTAACCGGATGATAAATAATAAGCTGGTAGAGCTTGCACAACTGAAAGAGCTGGCATGCAGCATATCTGCTGTGTCAAACGAAGAAAGAGTTATGACAACGCCAAATTTTGACAAGATAGGAACAAAACAGGCAAAAATTGATGAAATTGAAAGAAACATAGACGCGATGGTTGATGATTATATTATCAAAAGAGATAAGATCATCAGCCAGATAGACAGTATGGAAGATGAGAATGTCTATAATGTGTTGTTTTCAAAGTACATAGAAAAAAAGACATTTGAGGTTATTGCAACCGAAATGAATTACTCTTGGAGACAAACAATAAGACTTCATGGAATTGCATTAAAAAAATTTGAGCAAAAATATGGAGCAACTTATTTATAAAATGTCATAGAATGTCATATTGAAAAAATGATATAGTTATAATCGAAGAAAGCAACAAAAGTTGAATACTTCACCTCCCCCAATTCAGAAAAGCATCGTAGAGAAATCTCCGGTGCTTTTTCTTTTGAAAAGAAAAGAGGATTTTATGGGATATAAACCAAAAACAATATATTGCCCGCGGTGTGGAAGAAAAGTTGCCACACACGATGGGCGTTCAACAATGAACATTTCTGTGGAATGTAGGAAATGCCACAAAAAAGTTGTTTTTTATCCGGAGAATGGAAAAACAGAATTAAAATCTCTTCCGTTTCGTGCAACATCCAGCGGAATGACCTTTATTTAGGAGAAAAAAATGAGAAATGACAAATCTCTCCAAGACCTTGTTAAAGGCTGTTATGGTAGAAAAATTTTATATACAGATGTTGAAACCATCACAGCAGATAATATTGTCAATGTGGTGGGAGACTGCATCGGAAATTTTTATTACAACAAAACCATCATAGAATATCTTTGGCGATATTACAAAGGTGACCAGCCTGTTTTATACCGTGTAAAGGTGCAAAATGCTGATATTACAAACAAAATAGTAGAAAATCATGCGTATGAGATTGTTCAGTTCAAAGTAGGACAGACATATGGCGAGCCAATACAGTTTATCAGTCGAAAAGATGATGATGAAATTAATCGGGCAGTGGATGCGCTGAATGACTATCTTGTGGATGCGAATAAACAGGAAAAAGACATTAAAGCAGGAGAGTGGCAGTCAGCAACCGGAACATCTTTTAAGGCGGTAAGATTTGCAAATGGAGAAATACCATTTCAGATTGTTGCCCCTACTCCGATGAATACTTGTGTTATTTATAATCGGAGTACGGAAGAACCGGTGATTGCCGTACAGGAGCTTAAGGACGAAGATGGAAGATGGTACAAACTGTGCTATACAGACAATTATTCATGCAAAATTCAAAATGGAGTAGTTTCTGAATGGAAATTGCACGCATTTGGAAGTATACCTATTGTTGAGTTTCCAAATAATCATGAGAGAATTTCTGATATTGAGCTTGTCATAGGTATTTTGGATGCCATAAACAATATGCAGTCAAACAGAATGGATGGAATTGAGCAGTTTGTTCAGTACTGGGTTAAGTTTGTGAACTGTGAAATCGACCAAAAAACGTTTGAAGAGATGAAAATGAGCCATGCTTTGACGGTAAAGTCCAATAACAAGGATAACAAAGCCGATGTTGAGATTATGACGCAGGAACTAAATCAGAGCCAGTGTCAGGTGGCAAAAGATGATTTGTGGGACAATGCCTTGGCAATATTAGCAATACCAAACAGAGAGTCCCAAAACTCTGGAGGAGATACACAAGGAGCAGTATCATTAAGGGCTGGATGGGATTTTTCAAAGACAAGAGCAAAATTAAAAGACCCAATTGTGAAATCGGCAGAGAAGAGACTTGCAAAAGTTGTCTTAAATGTAATACGCGTTAAGGACAATGATTTGAAATTGTCAATGAGGGATTTTGATGTGCAAATCAATCATAGCCCGCAAGACAATATGTATACAAAGTCGCAAACACTATATCAGCTTTTAGAGTGCGGCATACATCCTCTTATTGCCATTAAAACGGTGGGGCTTTGGGGAGATGCTGAAAAGACATTCCTCTTGTCTAAGCCATATATAGATGCGTTGTGGAAAACCATTGATGATGCAGAAGAGCAGGAACAAAAAGCACAGGAAATTGTAAACCAATTAAATAAACAGCAAAATAAGACAGCTACCGAGTAATCGGTGGCTGTTTTTATTTTATAAAAATTCGCAAAGTTGTGAGCGTAAAAATCAACAGTGTCATTCGGTGTCGTTGCACCGCAAAAATTCGTAAAGACATATCGGAGGTAATCAATGAAAAGAGAAGAGTTAATTGCAATGGGTATCAGTGAGGAAAATGTTGAAAAAATCATTGCTGATTACGGCAGTTCCGTACAGAGAGAACAGGCAAAAACAGCAGAGCTTAAGGCAAAGGCAGACAGCGCAGATGAGTTGCAGAAAAAGCTGGATGAAATGGAAGCAGGAAACCTCACGGAACTTGAAAAAGCAAACAAGGCGTTAGAGACAGCAAATCAGCAGATTGCAGATATGCAGAAGAAAAACGCCATTAGAGACCAGCGCGAAGCATTGATGGAAAAGTTAAAAATCAATGCAGAGCAGGCAAAATCCGTTGTCAAGGATAATGGAAGCCTTGATTATGACGCTCTTGGAAAGATTACAGCCGAAAAGGAAACCGCGGCAGCGCAGGCAAAGGAACAGGAGATTGCAAATAATTCTGAAAATCCGGGCGGCGGTACTGCAGGTGGAGAAAATAAAAAAACTGCGGACGTAGAGAACGCAGAAAAAATCAGTTTTGGCAAACCTGCAGAAAGTGCAGAAGCCAAAGACCATTATGTTTTATAGGAGGTAAATTATGGGAAAACCGATTGAAAGAGACTTTACACAGAGTAAAGGAATTTTAAAATTCTTTCCTTATGAGGGTGCGGCGTGTATCGTTCCGCAGACAATGGTGTCAAGTGCCGATGCAAACGGAAAGAAGATTGCAAAGGCAGGGACACCGTTCCCAAGCAATGACGAATCTTGCAAAGGGTATCTTCTGGAAGATGTTGACGTAACAATGGGAGATGCGCCTGGAACTTATGTATATCAGGGTTCTATTGACAGCGCAAAGGTAACAGCGAACGGAGTGACCGTGGAAGCAACTGCAAAAGCAGCAACACCGCGTGTTACTTTTTTTGATTAAAAAATGGAGGTATTAGAGAATGGCATTACCATTAGCAGAAGCATTTACCGCAAGAAGTCTTGTGGTTATGTGGAATAATTATGAAAAAACGCTTGGTTCTGCACCTTACTTAGGTAGACAGAAATTTGGAACCAGAAAACAGGACAGCCTTGAACTTAGATTTATCAAAGGGAAAAACGGTCTTCCGGTATCCTTAAAGGCATCCAATTTTGATGCGCAGGCAGAGTTAAGAGATGTCGGTGGATTTTCGGATATTCAGAACGAGATGCCTTTCTACCGTGAATCTTACATGGTAACAGAGCGTGAAGAGCAGGAGTATGCAAATTACCAGTCGGCAGAAAATTCCAACATGGCAAACCAGGTGCTTAGAGAAATCAGCAAAAAACCGATGATGCTGATTGAGGGCGCAAGAGTAGTGCCGGAACGCCAGATTTGGCAGTTATTAGCACCATCTGATGGTATTCCAAGAGTACAGGTAACAATTGGTGGCAAGAGCTTCTATGTTGATTATACTTCGGACAATGGAGTGGCGCACAAGAGAGATCATTACAAGGATATTTCCGGAAGCGATACTGATAAATGGTCTGCACCAGAAACAGCAACGCCACTTGATGACCTTATCGAGATTAAACGTGAGTTTGCAAAGAAAACCGGATATTCCCTTGCACGTTTTAGCATGAATACAGAAACGTGGGAGATGGTTCTTAAGGCAGAAGACACAAAGAAACAGGTGCTTGGAATTACTGCTTACAATGGAGGTATTCGTTTACAGCAGGGGCAGGTTACAGAGTATCTTAGAGGATACGGCATCGAGATTGAAGTTTACGACAAACTTTACATCGACCCGGCAGACGGTGCCACCAAATATTTTATTCCTACAGGAGTTATTTCAGCGCAGGCATCCGGCGTGTACCTTGGAGATTATGTCTTTGGAAAGACACCGGAAGAGAGAAGCGGAAGTTTAACAGACGGAAACCTTTCTATTGTAGAAACCGGTATTTCGGTGTATACATACGCAACAAATCATCCGATCAACACTCATTGCGTTGTGTCAATGATCGGATTGCCTACTTTTGAGGGCATGGACAGCGTTGTTGTCATGAAAGTTGCGTAGGAGGTGCGGTATGATTGCTGAATACACGGTAAAGCGCAATGGAAAATGGTACAAAGCAGGAGATGAAATCCCGGACATTGTTCTGGGAGAGAAATCTTCCGGAGGGTACACCAAGACAGAGATTAACAGAATGAGCACTGCTGATTTACAGGCACTTGCCGCTGAACATGGGATCGAGGGTGCAGAAGAAATCAGTGGAGCGGAACTGAAACGCATTTTGATCGAGCAGTTCGGATTATAGGTAGGGAAGAATGGACGAATATACAACATTAGAGCAGGTCAAAATCAGACTGAAACAATTTCATATTGAAACCGTTACGGATGAAGATGGTGTTACTTCTGATGTTGTCGTGTTCGACCAGAAAGAAGATAATCCTTACATCGAACAGCTTATCAAGCAGGCAAGAAATGAAGTGGTAAGCAAGCGGAATTACCCGGAAAGCTACACGGATGAAAAAATATCCGAAGACTTGAAACAGTTTGAGGATGTAATCGTCAATTTAGCCTTGTACGACCATTCACAGGCAGGAGAAGCCTATATGGCAAGTTATTCAGAAAACGGCGTAAGCCGTAGCTGGAAAGACAGGGAAAGCTTGTTTGTTGGAGTATTTCCGTTTGTAAAAGCATTATAACCGTATGGGATTCCATCTGGTTAGAAGATTGTGCGTTACGTTTTGCCGACGTCGGCAAAACGTAGCAGGCGGCACACATTGAGCGGTGGTGGGCGGTGTGCCATAAAAATGAAAGGCGGTATATGATTTGACGATTGAAATATCAACAGCAATCATTATAAGCGTGCTGTCGCTTGGTTTTTCCGTCTTTATGGGCTTGAAGAGCAACAAAAGGACAGACAACACGGATCTTGAAGAACGCGTGAGGGAGAACACACGCATTAACATGAAGTTGGATGCCATTTCAAACAACACGACCGAGATCAAAAATGAAGTTTCAGAGATGCGAAAAGAAATCAATTCTCATGACAACAGGATCATAAAGGTGGAGGAAAGTGTGAAATCGGCTCATCACAGAATTGACGGAATAGAAACCCGTCTTAATGATGAAAAGGAGGTTTAATCATGGATATTATACAGTCGGTAATTGCTAACATGACAATTATTCTGGCGATTATTGGTACGCTGGCATTTGTTGTGTCTGTGGTAACACAGGTAATCAAAGGTGTAGGCGTATTTTCTAAGGTTCCGACGGACATCTTGGTATTTGTTCTTTCCATCGGTATCACGGTCGCTGCGTTTGTGGCATACATGCAGTACATCCAGACATCAATTTTATGGTATATGATTTTGGCAGCTATTATTGCAGGATTTATTGTTGCGTTTGTCGCGATGTATGGCTGGGAAAAGCTTTCTGAACTGTGGACGCGGTTCGGCAAGGATGTGAAGTGAAATGCTTGAAATTAACAAGCAAAAAATGAATTATTCGCTACAGAGCGGAAAGGTTCCGGTGTATGTGACGGACGAGGATGGAAACATCGAATATTCGTCATATACCGACTCTGATGGAAATGTAATTTATTACCTCGATAAAGATGGAAACAAAATACCGAAAACAACCGGAGAGTATACCACAGGTTATGAGAAGCCTGTGGTTTTTTATTCTTCAATCAGCAATAAGTTGAGTGAAGCACTTATAAAAGAGTTTGGCGTTGACAATTCCACAAACTTTGTTCAAATTGTCGAGGACAAAGGGAAACTTCCATTGAACGTCGGTTCTTTGGTATGGAAACGGTCAGATGTAAGGTACAAAGATGAAGAGAATACAATCGTTGACGAAAATTCGGCTGATTACATCGTAAAAGGTGTTGCAGACGAGGGATTGACGGTTGATTTGTTCTTATTGCAAAAAAATGTGAAGTAGGTGCGGCATGGGGAAGAAAGTAATCACAATGAGCCTGTCTGAAAAGTCTATTCAGAATGCAATACAAGAGCTTAGAGCCTATCAAAACAGCTTAACATATAAATGTCAGCTATTGGCAGAAAAACTCGCGGAAAAGGGCGTAGAGATTGCCAGAGTGCAAATTGCTGACCTTGACGCAATATTCACATCGGAACTGATTTCAAGTGTTCACGTGGAATACGAAGGAAGCACTAAGGGCGGCGGGATATGGGCGGTAATAGCCGGTACAGACCATGCCGCATTTGTTGAGTTTGGAACCGGAATTGTGGGACAGCAAAGTCCTTATCATGGGAAACTGCCGGAGGGTGTTTCGTGGCAGTACGCAAGTGGAAAAACTATACATCAGATTTCAGATGGAAGATATGGATGGTTTTATCAGGACGACAATGGCGATTGGTGGTTTACAGAGGGAATGCCAAGCCGACCATTCATGTATCTGACCGCGAATGAGTTGCGGCAGATTGTTACACAGACAGCGAAGGAGGTGTTTGGATAATGGCAGACAACCAGTGGGTATATGATCTTGAAACAAACATTTTCTCCAATGTTGCAACGATAGCCAAACCAAAACTCAAGAAAAAATACAAAAGCATGAATTTTGACACTGCATTTACAACGGTTGAAAAGAACCTTGATAAAGACCCTGTTTTCCCGACTATTTACATCCATGAGATGCCGGGGCTTGAACGTGGGGCAGATTTAGAGGGCACATCCGTAAATGCGGTGCAGGAAACAATACAGGTTGACGTCATTACAAACACAAAGCAGAGCGATGCAAAAGGGATTATGGCTATTTTAGCTGATGCCTTTAAACAGATGCGATTTCAAATTACAGCAATGCCGGAGTTTAAAAATGACAGTGAAAAAAAATTTAGAAGCGTTGCAAGGTTCCGGCGGATAATCGGAGCCAACGACAGATTGATGTAAAAGAGCCGAAAGGCTCTATTTTTTATGCACCGGGTGCAAAAAGATGCGCCCGATAACCGCATTATTTGGCGGTAGAAAGAGAGGTAAAAATGGCAGAAGCAGGATTGTCTACGTTAGGAATTACGTTTGGCTATGGCACAGAAGCGACAGCCGGAACAAAGCCTACATCGTTTAAACAGCTTACAAGAATTAACGCAATCGGCGGTATTAACATTGAGCCGGAACAGATTGACGCATCTGCATTAGAAGATGCTATTACCAGATATGTAAAGGGTCGCGCAGATACCGGTGGCTCTTTCCCTATCACGGTAAACCTTACGGATGCCACAAAGGAAGAGTGGGAAGCACTTATCACGGCGTATAAGGCGCTTTCCGGCGGGAAAAGAATGTGGTTTGAAACTATTATCCCGGGATTTACCGACGCGTTTTTTGTTGTGGCTCAGCCGCCAGAGCAGATTCCACAGCCGGAGATTGGTCAGAACGAACTTTTGACGGTTGAAATGAATCTTACCATTGAAGAATACAAGGGCATGGACACCGCTGTAGCTTTTACACCGGGGGAATAACACGTCAGTCGAATAGTTCGGTTGGATCGGCTGACGATAACCAGACAACCGAGCCAGAGCTTGAAGAAACAATTTAAAAGAACAGGGCGGTCTTCGGACTGCCCTTTCCCTATATGAGAGGGAGAAAGGGAAAGAAAATGACAAAATTAAAATTTGGCGAGAAAGAATTACAGATCAAGTTTGGATATGAAGCAACCGTGAAAAGCGGAATTATCAAGAAAGTAGCAAAATTAGACCAGATGGAAGATATTGAAACGGTTGACGAAATCCTTTTATTTCTTCCAGAGTTAATCCTTGTAGGCGCGCAGAAGTTTCACAAAGAGGAACTTGGATACAATCCGGACAATGAGGGAGAAAAGGAACAGCAGCTTGGAAAAGTATATGCCATGCTGGATGATTACTTTGACGGAGAAGATGCAGATGTTCAGGTACTTTACAATGCACTTTTAGCGGAGCTGCTTGAAAACGGTTTTTTATCAAAACTGCTCAAAGCAGATCAGAAAGAAGCGGAGAAGAAAACTCCGAGGAAAAAGTAGAAGAACAGAGAGAACTTACATGGGGAACATATTGTGCGGAAATCCGCCCGTTTTGGCTTTTAGTTACAAAAGGGTATGGATTTACCGTGCGTGACATAGACACGTCCTGCCCGGCTGATTTACAGCCTTATGCGGATGCTTACAACTTAGATAAAAAGCAAAGAGACAATGAGATGTGGATGTGGTTTGGAACATACGGATTGTCTGCGGTATCGGTGGCAGTAGAACATTGCCTTGCCGGACGAAAAGCAAAATCAAAGTATATTAAAAAACCAATCAATGAGCAACAAGGGAAAGATGATTCAGAAATGACGGAAGAAGAAATAAAGAAACAGAGAGAGCTATTTGTGGCAAAACTTAAAGTCATGCAGTCAAACTATGAGTTGAGCCACCCAAAACCAGAAAAGAACTTGGAGGTATAAATATGAGAATTGGATCTGCAAGACATGATGAAAATGGGAAATTGACCGGTGGGAGACCGGGAGATCAGACCGGAACAGAAGTAAGTATGCAAAACTTTTATGTTCATAAAAAAGGATGGTATGTGTTAAGACCAAAAACAAAAGATATGGCGGATAAACTGGCAGAATCAATGATTACAGCGTGCAATAATGATAATATTGGCTACTGTCAGGGACACCGGCTTGGAATTGTCAAATATGGTATTAATTCAAAAGTAAAAACAGAAGCAGATTGCGGCACAACGGTACGTGCATGCATTATTCATGCAACTGGAAAAGATGTTGGAAATTTCACCACAGCAAATGAAAAATCTGTACTTCTTTCTAGTGGCATGTTTGATGACATTGGAGGTTATGCGGCAGGAATGGTTCTTTACAATGGAGATGTTCTTGTCACAAAAACAAAAGGTCATACAGCGATTGTGACAAGCGGAAACCCTAGAAAAAATGTAAAAGATCATTTAAACCCATACCCGGAACCTGCAAGGATTTTAAAGAAAAAATTCCCTTGCATGAGAGGGGATGATGTGAGATGGCTTCAGACGGAGCTTATTTATCACGGATGCCTGGATGAAAAAGATAAAAAGGGAAACAGTAATGTGGACGGTATTCTTGGAAATGATACGGCGACCGGTATTGGAACATTCCAGAAAAAAGTCGGAATTACAGTAGATAAGAAATGCGGACCGGTTACAAGAGAAAAATTAAAAGAGTAGATCAAGGACGGTAAGGTGTCACAGCCTACCGTCTTTTTATTTTGCATAGAAAGTTGGTGCATATATGGCAGACATTGATGAATTACAAATAAAAATCAAAGCTGACTCTGCAAAAGCAAGTAATTCCATAGAAAGCCTTGTAAACAGCATGAATAGGCTCCGGGAAAGCATATCGTTTGACACTGCAAAACTTTCAAATATTGCAAGCGGAATCAGAAGCATTTCCGATGCAGCTACCGGGTTCAAAGGTGGTAAATCTTCGGAAATCACATCAATGGTGCGGGCACTCAATAAATTTTCTGGTGTTGATGCAAATTCTATCCACGGAATATCTTCTGCTGTGAGAGATCTTGCATCTGGAATAGCAAGTGTTAAAGCTGTTGATACAAGCGGACTCACAAGCATGGTGTCGGCACTGTCAAAAATTGGTGGCAAGGCATCTACACAGGCGACAAAGAATCTGCCGGCTTTATCTGCGCAGTTACAAAACTTTGTACGCCAGATGAACAAGATAGGTGCATTGAATTTTGATATGACCAATATGAGCAACCTTGTAACAGCCATATCAAGGCTTGGAAGCGTTGCAAGCGGACGTGCAGTAACAAATATACCTTTGCTTGCTGACAACCTTAAATATCTGTTTGAGACACTCTCAAAAGCACCAAATGTAAGCGCAAATATTTTACAAATGACACAGGCACTTGGAAATCTTTCAAACAGATCTGGCGGTGCGATTACTGGATTAAATAACAGCATCAGTAATCTTTCCGGTTCTTTCCTTGGATTTAAGACATCCACAGGAAAAGCATTGATCGGACTCAAGTCATTCACAAGACAGATTTTGTCCTCTATGGGGATTTATCTTGGTCTGTACGGAGCGATAAGAGGAATAAAAAATGCAATCGACATATCATCGGCATTAACAGAGGTTCAGAACGTTGTTGATGTTACTTTTGGTGACATGTCAAAAAAAGTCAATGAGTTTGCACAGGACTCTATACGTCAGTTTGGTATGTCAGAACTGACATTGAAACAGACGGCAAGCCGATTCCAAGCAATGGGAACAGCCATGGGAATTGACAGCAGTTTGATAAAGAAAGCCAATGAGTTCTTGAACAAACAGACAGATGGCTATATTGGTTTGTCTGATTCCATGGCTGATGTGTCTTTGAATTTAACAAAATTAACTGCTGATATGGCATCTCTGTATAACATAGATCAGGATGTTGTGTCGCAGGATTTAGCTGCAATATTTACCGGACAGACACGTCCATTAAGAGATTACGGTCTTGATCTCACACAGGCAACCCTTAAAGAGTGGGCAATGAAACAGGGATTAGATTCTGATATCGAGTCTATGTCACAGGCTGAAAAGACAATGCTCCGGTATCAGTACGTCCTTGCCAATACGCAGACAGCACAGGGAGACTTTGCGCGTACTGCTGATTCGTGGGCGAACCAGATCAGAATTTTAAAACAGTCGTTCGAACAGCTTGGCAGTGTTATTGGTGGAGCATTAATCAATGCTTTCAAACCATTCGTAAAAGCACTCAATTCCGTTTTACTGGTTGTTATCAGCTTTGTTACAAAGGTTACAAACGCTTTAGGCGCAATCTTCGGATGGAAATATGAGGATTCCGGTGCAGGTCTTGCAGATAGTTTTTCAGATGCGGCAGAGAGCGCAGGCGATGTTGCTGACAATACAGGACAGGCGGCAAAGAACATCGACAAGATGAATAAAGGTGTCCGTCAGTTTGATGAATTGAAACTGATTACCACAAATGATGGTTCTGGCAAAAAAGGTTCGGGCGGTTCCGGCGGCGGTGCATCCGGTGGAGCCAGCGGCGGTAAACTCGTCAAGACTGATACCATTTTCAAGAATTACGAAAGTGATATTAAAAATCTGAAACAACTTGGAAAATACATCAGTGATGCCTTATCAAAAGCTATGGAGTCTATCAACTGGGATAAGATTTATTCCAAGGCAAGAAATTTTGGCAAAGGCTTGGCAGATTTCCTCAATGGTCTTATCAATCCGAGATTGTTTGGAAATGTTGGTAAAACGATTGCCGGGGCACTGAATACGGCGATTTATGCAACCCTTTCCTTTGGTCAGACATTTGACTGGTCAAACCTTGGAAAATCACTGGCAGAGGGAATAAATAAATTCTTCAAAACATTTGATTTTAAAGCACTTGCAGAAGATATAAATACTTGGGTACAGGGAGTTTACAAGACAATTAAGACCATGATAGAAAATATCAAGTGGTCTGATGTTTGGAAAGGCGTAAAAGATTTTCTTTCAAACATTGATATTGAGACAGTTGAAATTCTTCTTGGAGCATTTGCCCTGAAACTTGCAGGCAAACTGTTAACAGGGAAACTTCTCAAGGAGAATATTGGGAAATTAATAGGAGCGAAATTCACAGCCGCTTTTGGTTCAACGGCGGTAAAATCATTGCTCTCTTATGCAATTCCTATTTCACTTGCTGTAGTAGTGGCAACGTTATCTTTTACGGTTGGAAAAGATAGCATAAAAAAAGATGTTAATAATTTAAAAAAAGCGTATGAAAAAGGCGGTTTTCTGCAATATCTTCAGGAAAGTTTTAAACAACTTCTTAATCCATTTGAATGGATTAATGCATATGGCGGTGGAGTTTTGAGCCATGATACTGTGATGGACAAATTAGGCATTGGAAATGGAATGAATGTTGATGAATTTGTCAAAAATCTGCCTAAAAAGGAAGATTACAAATCATTAGATGATTTCCAAAAAGCACTAAATGAGTTCAATGATAATATGCCTAATAAATTAAATGTACCTGACAGCTTTGATCTAAAGGCGTGGATAGATGAATGGAAGAATATAAACGGATTAGATGATGTAGATTTACGAGCAGATGTCGTCCTTCCAAATTTACAAGAGAAGATTTCCGAGTTCAAAGACAATGTCAAAGAATGGTGGGGATTGAATGTAGAACTTCCAGTTCATAACAAATTGACAACTACTCAAAATGATATTTCTTTATGGTGGGAAAATGTAAAGGAATATTGGGGAGAAAAAAAGCTTTCAATACAGACAGAAATAGGAGAAATAAAAGGTAAAATAGAAGAAAAGTGGAATGAAGCCTTAACTTACATTCAGGAGAATATTTTCCCGTGGTTCACAAAAGAAAAGTGGATGGAAGTAGGAAATGGAATAAAAGAGGGATTATCTGCTAAATGGGATGAGTTTTCCGATTGGTGGCAAAAGACAGGAATATATAACTGGTGGGAAAATCATGTAAAACCTTGGTTTACAAAAGAAAAATGGGATGAACAGGGAGACGGAATGAAAAAAGGTCTTTCTGAAAAATGGGACGAATTTAGTAACTGGTGGAGTACATCTGGAATTGGTTCTTGGTGGACAAATCATGTCGCACCGTATTTTACGAAAGACAAATGGACATTCAGTGGCATTTCTGACGGATTGAAGCAGGCATTTGATAATGCTGTTGCAGGAATTAAGCAGGTATGGAATAATTTTGCAACGTGGCTTAATTCAAAACTGTCTTTTTCATGGGATTCTGTAAATATTGGTGGAAAAGAAATAATTCAAGCTGGCAATATTAACCTTGGAAAAATCCCAACGTTCGCCGCAGGAGGTTTTCCAAAACAGTACAGCATGTTTATGGCAGGAGAAAACGGCGTACCGGAAATCCTTGGAACAGTTGGAGGAAAGACAGCAGTTGCTGGGGGGCAGGAGATCACAGGTATTCGTGATGCTGTATACAGTACGTCACAGCAGGAAATTGCGTTACTTAAACAGCAAAATCAGTTATTGCAAGGAATCCTCGAAAAAGAATTTGGTGTGACACAAGACCAGATAGGAAGAAGTGCTAGAAAATACGCAAGAGAATATTTTAATAGAACGGGCAGAGAAGCATATAGTTTCTAATGACAAAAACCGCCACTTGTGATAGAATCATTTTATTACAAGTGGCAGGAGGGTAACACATGGCGTTGATTAAATGTCCTGAATGTGGAAAAGAAATTTCAGACAAAGCAGAAATGTGTATCAATTGCGGATTTCCGTTGAAACAACACGAAAACAATGAAATGTCTGCGGGGAAAAGTGAATTTTATAAATCATACGAACAAGAAAACGAAAATGATAGAGGGTGGGAACGCCCAAAAGAGCCAGAGATTACAGGTGTTGGAAAATTATTCTTAAGAAATTCTGTTGAAAGATCTCAAAACACGGGATTTAATGGTATATATAAATATACTTTATTCGGAGAAAAAAAAGAGGTTTACTGTCCAAGATGTGGGAGCGAAAATTGTTCTCATTATACGGAGCAGAAATTTGTACCAGGAAAAACAAAGACAAGATACACTGCAAATCTAAATCCATTTAAACCGTTTACTTT